ATGTTGGCTGCTCCGGTGTGGATGGCGTCGCCGCCTGAGGTGCATTCAGCCCTGCTCAGCAGTGGTCCGGGCCCCGGCCCCCTGCTCGCGGCGGCCGCCGAATGGTCGTCGTTAGGCGCGCACTACAGCGCAACTGCCCAAGAACTCCGGGCAATTCTGGCCGCCACCCACGCGAGTGCATGGCACGGACCAAGCGCGGAAACGTATGTGGCAGCACACACTCCATACCTGGAATGGCTGAACCGGGGAGCCCTCGAGAGCAACGCCCGGGCAGTCCAGCATGGAGCCGCCGCCGGCGCCTACAGCACCGCGCTGGCCGTGATGCCCACCCTTGCCGAGCTTGCCGCCAATCACGCCACACACGCGGCACTGGTGGCAACAAACTTCTTCGGAATCAACACAATTCCCATCCTCGCCACCGAGGCGGACTATGTCCGCATGTGGGTGCAGGCCGCCACCACGATGGCGACCTACCAAACGGCCTCCGAGGTGGCGTTGGCGTCCGCCTCTCCCTCAACACCACCGCCGTCGATCCTGCACGATCATGATCACGGACACGACGATCACGACCATGAGCACGGTCACGATGACGACCATGGGCACGGAGATCTGGACCCGACCGACCCGGAATGGTGGGTGCATGTGGCCGGAGAGATGGTCGAGCATTTCGAGTTGCTGCTCAACAACCTGCTCACCGATCCCGCCGCGCTGCTCACCAACCTGCCAATGGTCTTGGCAGATGTGGCATTCCACGCGGCCCAATTGGCGTCGACAATCGGCCAGTTCGCGCCGGCACTGATTCAGCCGGCGTTGGCTCTGGCGATCGCCAACCTGGGTTGGGCGGCCGGGTTCGCGGGCCTGGCCGGAATCCAGCCGTCACCGGAAATCCTTGCCGTGGAACCGGGTTCCGTCGAAGATCCTCCCATGGCAGCGTCCGCCGGCACGGCTCCGGCACCCAGCCCGCCTGCCTCGGCACCCGCCCCGGCAGCACCTGCAAGCGCCCCAGCACCCACCGCACCCGGCACTGCGCCCGCTCCGCCATCCCCGCCGCCCGTCGGCGACCCGGGATTCTCCTTCCCGTATGCCGTCGGTGGCGGGCCGCGTCTCGGCACCGGGTTGGCGCTGGCGACTCAAGTACGTAGGGCAACCAGTGCGGCAGCGCGGTCCTCGGCGCGAGAGCAGGCCGCCGCCGCGGGAACCGCAGCGGCCCGTCAGGCACGACGACGGCGAGACAAGAGCAAGCAACAGGGTCGCGGCATCGAGTACATGGATATGGATGCCACTGCGCGGTGCGAGGGGCCTGCTCCTGACCCCACCGCCTCGCACCGCGGAGCCGGCCCCATGGGATTCGCCGGGACCGTAATCAAAACGGGCGCAACGGCGTCAGGGTTGGCGACGCTGAGTCGCGACGACGACTTGTTCGAGGGAGCGCGGGCGCCGATGGTGCCCAATACGTGGGACCCGGAGCGCGGCCGCCAAGGCTAAGGCTGGTGGCCCTGAACGGCTCCGCGAGCGGTCCCCACGGTTTTGCCTGAGTCCCGACCACGTGAAATGCGCTCCCTGATCAGTCACAGAGGCAGATTGTCGTCTGAGAATCCGATCACCCAACTCCAGCACTCGACGTCATCCCCGCCGACAGCGAGACGCAGGTGTTGCAGACCACGCGCTCGCACGATCAGTGGATACCACCATCTACTCAAGGAACGACCGGTACCGCCGCATCAAGAATCTGCGGAAGCTGGTCTTCCTGAATGAGGCCGATATGGCGGCCCGTGGGCTGCCACATTTGCGTAACTTCACCCATGCAGAAGGACGCCTGTGCGCGGCAGTCTTGAGACATGAGCGAGCCCGCCGCAACAGCAAGGCAAGACAAGGCGGTGCTTCGTCGCTGCTCGGTGTTTCCACGATGGTGATCGCGTATGCGTTGGCGTTGGGCGTTCTGTCGGATGCCGACATGGCGTCCAAATTCGAGAACGGGGTAGTCCCTGACCACACCGACATCGCCGGTATCCGGGTCTCTGTGATCGGCAGCATAGTGACCGCCGCCCTCTCCGTGACGTTGGCCACGGCTGGCGATATCGTCCACTCCAGCGCGCTCACCAAGCTCGTCGCCGTGCTCGACTACCTGGCATTGGCCATGTTCGCGGTACTCACACTGATCACTATCGGACTGGCCTTCTGAGCGTCTCCCGACGCAAAAAAGCCCGCCGTCACCAGCGGGCTCTCTCATGGTGGCCAGGGCCGGGATCGAACCGGCGACCTTCCGCTTTTCAGGCGGACGCTCGTACCAACTGAGCTACCTGGCCGGACGGCAGACCCAACTACTTACTGCCTCGCCGTACTGGCGACCCTGACGGGACTCGAACCCGCGACCTCCGCCGTGACAGGGCGGCGCGCTAACCAACTGCGCCACAGGGCCTTACTCTGCTCCCAGTATGACTGGTTGCGTACCCCCAACGGGATTCGAACCCGTGCTACCGCCGTGAAAGGGCGGCGTCCTAGGCCACTAGACGATGGGGGCCCATTCCGAATCTCTCCGGGGTACCCACAACGCGTGTCGCGTTGGGAGCTTGCACAGCTTAGGACACAACTGCCTCAGAACCCAAACTGGATAACCTCGGTGCTCGCGCGCCCACGCGACCAGTATCCTGTCTCGGCACGCCCCTATAGCTCAGTTGGTAGAGCTACGGACTTTTAATCCGCAGGTCCCAGGTTCGAGCCCTGGTGGGGGCACCAGCAGCACCGCCGTCGTCACCGCCGTCAGGCAGTGAGCGGTAACCGGTGAGGATGTAGTTGGCATCAAGACCGAGCTTGTCGCAGATGTCGTCTACCTCCTCCACCTTCCATCGGACGCCACCGAGGGTTCGGCGCGACAGCCAAGGTTGGCTTACACCAAGCTCTTTGGCCGCTCTGTTCACCGATAGACCCAACGCAACCAGCTCTTGCTTCAGTCGGATCGAAATCGCTTCGTCACGACTGCGACCACGAGGACTGTCAACTAGGACGAGAGTCGTCATGCAGACGATATTACTCGCTATTCGACTTAACACAAGCTCAAGCCGCATCGAGTAGGCCCGAAAAGAGCAAGTTCCCGGCGTGTCGCGCTCGCATCTTGGTCGCTATCCGACTAGAACTGTCCGCATGCCGAATGCAACAAACGAGAAGCGCATGTTGGCCAACATACGAGCCGAGATTGCTCGCGCCGGCCATAGCCAGTCTTCGTTTGCCCGTCAGATCCACATGTCGCAGCCCGCCTTCTCTCGTCGGATGCTGGGGCGCACTCCGTTCACTGTGGGTGAGCTCACTACGGTTGCCGAATCGCTCGGCGTGAGCGTCGCCCGCCTTATGGGCGAAAGGGCCGACGCGAGCGCCGAGCCTGCGGCGGTGGCCTCATGAGCACGCTCGTCGCCGTATCCCCGTTCGACGCCTTGCGTCATCTCACCCCCAACGGTCGCGAATACTGGTCCGCACGCGATCTCATGACGCCGTTCGGCTACGGCGCAGACTGGCGCAACTTCGCGGCCGCGATCAACCGCGCCAAGATGTCCTGCCACAACTCGGGCACCGACCCCGTGGTGAATTTCGTTGGCGCCACCAAAATCACTGGTACCAAGCCCGCCGAGGACTACCACCTCTCCCGGTACGCCTGCTATCTCGTCGCACTCAATGGCGATCCACGCAAGCCTGAAATCGCAGCCGCGCAGACATACTTCGTCATCAAGACCCGTGAGGCCGAGACCGCCACGGCCGCGCCCGCGCTCACAGGCACCGACCTACTCGCCGCCGCCGTGCTCGAAGCTCAGCGGATGATCGAGGCGAAGGACGCTCGGATCGCAGAGCTTTCGCCCAAGGCCGACCTGGCGGACACCTACCTCACTGCACAGGGCGGGTCACGGTTGATCCGGGAGGCGGGCAAGCTGCTCGGCATGCGCGAGCGCGAGTTTCGCCAGTGGCTCCTAGATGAGCGGCTGATCTTCGCCAAACACGCTCCGTGTGGCGCGGTGCAGTACGACCACTACGCGCAATTCGCGCACTACTTCCAAGCGCACGAGCACGTCGTCGCGCACTCGTGGAGCAGCTGTGCCCACTACACCTTGCGCATTCTGCCGCGAGGGATGGAACTCATCACCGCACGCTTGGGCCGAATCTCCAAGTAATCGCAAGTCCCACAACTGAATAAGTAAAGACGCTGGCGGTCCCGTCGCCAAACAGAAACCGCCAGCGTCCCCTACCAACCAATCCTACTGAGAGGACTTGGCATGCCCCAACATATCCGCAGGCGGTCGCACGGGCGCCGCCGACCCCGGCTGAGCAGCTACGACGCGATCACCGTTGTGCTAGCCGCTATCGCGGTGCTCGCCGCGATGCTGCTGGCATCACCGGACTCGCACGCCGACCCGGTGACCGATGACTTCGTGACGACGAGCGGCTGGCGCGTGTGCAACGAGCTGGACGCGCAGCCCAATTTCGACGGCATCCGGTACTCATATCGGGCACTGTCGGCGCGCGGGTACAGCCTCGATCAGTCGGCCCAGATCATCGTGGGATCGGTGAAGGTGTGGTGCAAACGCCATGCGCCACTGCTCAAATCGTACGCCGACACCTACACTTCCGCGCCGCAGCAGAGCCAGGGGCGTGCGGCATGACCATCACCTTTGACCCCAACCCCACGTTCGACGAGCTCATGGCCGCGTTCGACAAGGCCGAGCAGAAGTGCTCCCCCAACGTCGCCAACAACGTCTTGGACCTGCAAATCGCTGACCTGTTCGAGAGATTGGGCAATCGCGGTATCGCCGTCCTGGTCGCCAATCAGAAGGCGTGGCGCGAGTCCGTCAAGGAGTCCGGTACAGACCCGCGATGCGCCTGGACCGCCGACGCTACCGCCGAGGTCTTGCTCGTCGAGTTCTTCACCGATCGCGACAACCGGGACAAAGCCAGCGCCGTGCTTAAGGCGGATGCGTAATGACCGAGGGCACAACACATACCGCGACCGGGTTCCTGATTATCGAAGCGTCCAGATACAGGTACGGACTCGCTGGCGAGGACGGACTCAGGCCGGTTGATGGCCTGCGCATCGTTGGCCAGCGCGCGAACCGACCGGCGAAACTCGCCCGTGACCAGATCGCGGTGAAAGTGGCGATCACGGTTGACGACGCCGAATTCTCCCCTATTACAGCGGAACTCGCGCTCACCCTCGACCCATCGCGGGTCATCCATCCGGTTGTCGAGGATCTGGAGCCTGGCGAGTGAATCGGTACTACTGCCCCGTGTGTTGGGCCCGAGTAAAGAGCTCCAGCGGAGGCAATATCACGGGGCATTTCGACACAGTGACCAGGCCTTGCCCCGCTTCGGGATACCCGTTCTCCATTGCGTTGATAACCCAGCTCAACGGTGCCGGGTTGCGGCACACCATCAAGCGGATTCAAGAGCTACGAGAGGCGATTGCCGCATGACAACTACCGCCGAAATCCCAACCGCTGACGGCCTATACAGCGGTATTCCTGATGAGGTCTACCACGCCGACCGCACCAGCTTGTCGTCGTCGGGTGCTCGTGCACTGCTGGCGCCGTCCTCGCCCGAGATCTTCCACTACCAGCAGCGGCAACCGCCAGAACCCAAGCCGCAATACGACTTCGGGCACGTTGCCCACAAGTTCGTGCTGGGCGAAGGCGCCGATATCTGCGAGCTAGATCCGGCCGTTCACGGGCTGAACAAGGATGGCTCCCCCGCCAAGTCGCCCACCGCCACCGCGATGTGGCAGCAAGCGGCCGAGGAAGCACGCCAGCGCGGCCAGACCCCGATGCACATCGCGGAGGTGGCCAAGGCCAAAGCGATGGCAGCCAGGGTGCACGAGCACCCGCTCGCCGGGCCGCTACTGACCGACGGGACACCGGAGCTGTCCGGGTATTGGCACGATCGGGAGACGGGCGTGCGCCTGCGGTTCCGACCCGACTGGCTGCCCAACCCCGGCCGGGGACGGCTGATCGTCGTCGACTACAAGACCAGCTCCAGCGCCTACTCGGGCCACTTCGCCAGGGCCGCAGCCGAATACGGCTACCACCAGCAGGCGCCGTGGTATCTGGACGGCCTGGCCGCGTGCGAGATCGCCGACGACGCCGCGTTCCTGTTCGTCGTGCAGTCCAAAACGGCGCCCTACCCGATCACCGTGGTCGAGCTCAAGCCCGAAGACATCGACCTCGGCCGGCGCCGCAACCGCAAGGCCATCGACCTGTACGCCCAATGCGTCGCCAATGACCACTGGCCCGGCTACGGCGACCACGTGCACTCGGTATCGCTCCCCAGTTACGCCACCTACCAGCAAGAAGGAGAACTCGATCAGTGACCGTCACCCCCTACCAGCCCATCTCGCCCGCACCGCGCACGGCAGTCAGCCAGGCCACCTCAGTCGAACAGTCCCGCGCCGTCGCCGAGGTCCAATCCGCCGTCATCGTGGCCCAGCAGATCCCGCGTGACATGCAGCGTGCCGAAGCGGAGATGCGCGATACGTGCAATCGATCCGCGATGGCGAAACAGGCCTTCTATCAAGTGCCGAACCGGGGCAACGGCGCATCGGTGCACCTCATGCGCGAACTCGCGCGAGTCTGGGGCAACGTGCAGTACGGCGTCAACGAGCTGCACCGCGACGACTCCCGGGGCGAATCCGAGGTTCAGGCGTGGGCGTGGGATGTGCAGACCAACACCCGCTCTACGCGCACCTTCATCGTCCCCCATGCCCGCATGTCAAAGGGGCGCCGCCAAGAACTCACCGACCTTGGTGACATCACGAACAACAACAACAATGCGGGCGCTCGCGCGGTCCGTGAGTGCATCAACGCCATCTTGCCCAAGTGGTTCACCGAAGCGGCACAGGACATCTGCAAGGCCACGCTGGAGAACGGCGAGGGCGTGCCCTTGCCCAAGCGCATCGAGGACATGATCGCCGGATTCCGTGCCATCGGCGTCTCCCAGGCGCAATTGGAGACCAAGATCGGCAAGAAGCGCGGCGCCTGGGATGCGGGCGATGTCGCGCAGATGGGCATCACCTACACCTCGATCACCCGCGACGGCTACGACAAGGCCGAGATGTTCCCGCCGGTCGCAGGGGTGACAACCGACGAGATCAAGGCCAAGGCCCCGGACAAACCGAAGACCGAAGCGGCACCAGCTCCCGAGCAGGCACCAAGCCCGGAGAAGGTCCAGGAAGCACCCGAGGCCAACCCCGCTGAATACAACTCGCGCGGTGAGTTCCTGGCCACCAAAAAGACCATCGGCACCATCCGCGGGCTGCTCGGCAACGCGGGCTATTCCCTGCGCGGCGATGCGGCCACCGTCAAGACGCTCACCTATCTGGCCACTGTCGTCGGCCGCGAAATCGCCGATATCAACGACCTATCCGAAGCCGAGGCCGAGGTAGTGACCGACGTTCTGAACCAACCCACCACAACAGAAGGGAATGAATAACCATGTCCGACAACGACACCGAGAAGAAAGAGGAAGGCACCGAACTCACGCCCGGCGACATCACCGAGTTCATCGTCGTATTCACTCAGCTCAACAAGGGCCGCACTCAGCTGGAAGCAACCAAGGCTCTGCACGAGGTCATCGAGGCCGCGATGGCCACCGGTAAGAAGACCGGCACCGTCACGATCAAGATCAAGGTCGAGCCGCTGGAGTCCGGCGCAGTCAGCCTCGTGCCAGATGTCACCAGCAACCCCGCCAAGGACCCGGCCGGAACGATTTTCTTCGCCGACGGCGAGGGCGGCCTATCCCGCGACAACGCCAGCATGCACTACGGCCTCAGGTAACCCAACCCACCCGAAGGAGTAACACCCATGTCCGACAACACCATTGCACTACCCAAGCACGACGCCCATCTAATCGACGAGCCCGGCGCCGACACCCCGCTGTACCTCGTCACCGCCAACGGCGAGAACGGGCTCCAGACCGAGGTTGTCGACCTTCGCGGCCAGGTACCCGCCGCATTCCCGCCGCGCGCACCTGAGCGCCGAACCGTCACCGACACAGCCTCATTCCTTGCCGAGGTCACCCGCCGGCCACTACTCCAAGGCCTCTCGACCGTCTGGGGCAACCGCGACAAGGGGCAGGTCAGCGTCATCTACAACGAACTCGGCACGGACGCGACGGCGGACTACACCCGCCGAAACGATCTGCTCACTCTTCAGTTCGTCGCGGACCCGGACTGGGCGACCCTATTTAAGGCCGCTGACGGCGAGTACCACGGCCAGGAGAAGTTTGGCGATTTAATCGAGCAGGCCGGACACCTGATCACCAGCCATCCGGCCGCCGAGGTCGTTGAAATCGTCGACAGCATCCAGTCATCCAGCAATGGGTCATTCAAGTCTCAGATCAAGCGCGACACCGGAAGTCAGCACCTCACCTACAGCGAGGAAGTCACCGCATCGGCGGGCACCGCCACCCGGCCACTTGAAGTACCGCGAGAGATCACGCTCGCTGCGCGGCCGTTCGAGGACTACCCGCTGATCGAGGTGACGTGCTGGCTGCGCCTGCGCGTGAGCCAGGGGCAGCTATTCCTGGGGTTGTTCCCCAAGCCGTATGAGCACTTGGTGCGCGATGCCTGGACGCAGAAGACCGGCGAGCTGTCCGAAGCACTCGGGGTGCCCGTCTACGCCGCCAACCTCGGAAAGTAAGGGGGCCAACGATGCCAGTATCCATGTGGTTCTTCCTGATCTTGGTCGTCATCGCCGTGATCGCGGTGATTGTCGGGCTGTTCATGCAGCGCGGCGACGACAAACGAATCTGTTTCGGCGGCGCGGGTGTGGTGTTCCTGTTCGCCCTGGTTTTCCTGGTGTTCGCCTCGACCACCGTGGTCGGCACTCGCCAGATCGGTATCGAGACGACGTTCAGCCGACCGACCGGCACCACGCTGACCAACGGCCTGCACCTCAAGGCGCCATGGACGGAGGTGACCGAGATGGATGGCGCCGTGCAGATCGACCAGCACACCGGTGATCACCGAATCAAGGTGCGGCTGGGCAACAGCTCCACCGCGGACGCTGATGTCTCGGTGCGCTGGCAGATCAAGCCCGACGCCACGCCCGATTTGTTCGTGCAGTACAAGACGTTCGACAACGTGCGGTCCAACCTGGTCACCCGGAATCTGCAAGTCGCGCTCAATGAGGTGTTCGCCGCATTCGATCCGTTGGCGCCGCAGAACCTCGACCGCTCGCCGCTGCCCGAACTCTCGGAGAAGGCGAAGGTGATCCTGGCCGCCAAGGTCGGCGATCAAGTCGAAATCTTGGACGTGGCAGTGCCGACCATCGACTACGACGACGGCACCGAGCAGAAGATCAACCAGCTCAACCAGGAACGGGCCGCGACGGCTGTGGCCGAGCAGGCCAAGAAAACGGCCGTGGAGCAGGCCAAGGCCAACGGCGAGCTGGCGGGATCGGTCTCACATGACCCCAACGTCCTGGTCTCCAAGTGCCTGGACATCGCCCGCGAGAAGGGCCTAGCGCTGCTGTGCTGGCCCACCCCCGTCATGCCCACCATCCCCACCAAGTAGAGGAGACCTGATGTCCCGCAACCTCATCGTCGTAGACCTGGAAACAACCGGCCTCGGCCCGCAGTGCGCGCCGATCGAGGTTGCGGCCATCAACGTCGACACCGGAGAAACACTCGAATTCGTGCCGTACGTCGACCTGGACGGCGTGTACATCGAGGCGCAGGCATTCGCCGTCAACCGCTATTTCGAACGCGGCGTCTTCCGCAAGATGCTCGACCGAAATGACACCGCCGAAAAGTGGCAGATGCTCGCCGTAATGCTGTGCGGCAACACATTCGCCGGATCGAACCCGACATTCGACGCCACGGTGGTAGCGCACATGATCGGCGCAAAGCCCTGGCATCACCGCCTGGCCGACCTCGCCGCCTACGCGGCCCCTGCACTCGGGCGCGACCCGTCCGAGCTGCCGGGACTGGCCGACGTGCTCGACGCCCTCAAGATCGAGAACCGTTGCCCACATTCGGCACTCGGTGACGCCGAGGCAACCGCCAAAGCATTCGTGAAGCTGCGCGACATCTACGCAGAACAGCGGGAGTCCACGCGATGACCGCCCCGTCCATCTCCCGTCGCTACATCGACGCCACCCCCGTGCGCGAGCGCCTGCAGAAGCTACAGGCGATCGGCTGGACCATCAACGCCATCGCGGCCGCCAACGGTCACCCGGGGAAGCTCGTCACTACTCTGCGCCAGATCCTTCGCGGCCAACAAACCTGTGCCCCATCCACCCGCGACTACGTAATGTGGCTGGACCCCGAGCTGCCACCTGAGACCGGGAATCTGTTCGTGCGCAGGTGGTCTGAATACCAATTCATCGGTGTACCGGACCACGAGGCCGCCCGTCGGATGGGTATCAAGTACGAGTCAATGCGGGAACAGCTGGTACGCCACGGCTTTCCCTATTCGGAGCTCCTGCGCGACCTGGCGCGCGAAGAGTGCGAGAAAGCCAAGGCGGCCGCATGACGCTCACCGAAGATCAGCGCTGGCTGCTATGGACCGTCGGCCTGAACATCAGCCGCGCCTTGTTATCCGATGAAGGCTTGCAGGATCACATGTCTAGGCGGGGCGGGTACCTGGGCTCGCCGCGCGACGGCGCCCCGGAGTGGATGAACAGCTACGAGACCCACAACAACAAGATCGCAAGCCCGATGAGCGGTGGCGTGCGAGTCACCGTGACAGCCAGCCAGATTCGGGCTTTCCGCAAGACAATTCCCGCCGATCTACTCAGCGAGCTAGCCACGATCGACAAAGCCGAACTCGACGAAGACCGCCGCACCGCGATGTGGTGCCGCTGCCACTGGACCTACGACGGCGAGGCCCGGACGCACACGGACCTTATGCAGCGCGAGTACTACCACCCCACCGATGATGAAGACGAAGCGCATATGGACATCGTGTTCAGCCTGCGCGACCGCGAATGGGACTGCCTGGCGGCGATCCTTGGCGTCGGCGCCGAGCCCATCGGGCAGCTGGAGCTGTTCGGAGTCAGCGCATGATCACGCCCTACTACCAAGACGATCTGGTGACCCTGTTTCATGGGGATTGCCTCGCGATCACCGACTGGCTGAGGGCTGACGTGCTTGTCACCGATCCGCCGTACGGAACTCAGTTCAGCGAGGCAAACCCGAACGGAGGCTATGGGCGACGACAGAATGCCGGCCTCGGGCCGCAAGGTTTCACCATCGCAAACGATGCGACCACCGAAACGCGTGATGCTGCGCTGGCCCTATGGGGCGAGCGACCCGCGCTGTGCTTCGGGAGTCCACGTCTTCCTGATCCGCCTGGCAGCTGGGTAGATCGGCTGGTCTGGGACAAGAAGCGCCCCGGCATGAACGGCGGACCCTGGCGATACCGGCATGAATCCATCTATGTAACAGCTGGTTTCGAGCGTCGCAACAACGAAACGACAAGCATCCTGGTTGCCTATCCGGATCAATCGGACCACATTCACGCCAAGCCGTTGGGGCTCATGACAAGCCTTGTGGAGTGCGCCCCTGATGGTCGTATTGCCGACCCATTCGCGGGCAGTGGAACGACCTTGCTCGCCGCGCGGAATCTGGGGCGTGCCGCCATCGGCGTTGAGGTGGATGAACGGTATTGCGAGCTAATCGCCAGGCGACTCCAAACCCACACAATGACACTCGATTTCGAGGCGCGCGCATGAATCCTCACTACCAGGACGAGTCTGCGACTCTCTATCAGGGAGACGCACTAGCGGTACTCGCAACTCTTCCAACAGCCAGCGTCGACGCCATCATCACCGATCCGCCATACAGCTCGGGCGGGATGGTGCGGTCCGACCGCATGGGCTCGACCCGTACGAAGTACGTCGACAGCGGTGCAAAACACGATCTCGCCGACTTCGGTGGCGACAACCGAGACCAACGCGCCTATGAGTACTGGTGCGCTCTATGGCTTGCCGAATGCCTGCGCATTACTAAGCCAGGCGGCGCGCTGGTCCAGTTCACCGACTGGCGCCAGCTTCCATCGACCTCGGATGCGATCCAAGCCGGTGGCTGGATATGGCGCGGGATCGTTCCGTGGATCAAGCCCACCGCCCGTCCGCAGATGGGCCGGTTCACCGCCTCGGCTGAATACATTCTTTGGGGTACCAACGGGGCCAAAGAGATTGACATGAAGAACGGCACCCAACGCGTACATGAGGGATACCACCTTCTCTCGGCTCCACGGGATCGACAGCACATCACACAAAAGCCGGTCGAGCTAATGCGGAAACTGGTCGGCATCGCAGAAGGCGGCACCGTTCTAGATCCGTTCATGGGGTCCGGGACTACCGGTGTTGCCGCAATGCTGGAAGGCAGCGTATTCATCGGCATCGAACACTCTGCCCACTACACAGAGATCGCGGCCGAACGAATCCGCTGCGCCACAGGCAAAGCTGTTGCGGTCGGCTCTCAGGACGCTCTCGATTTCGAAGCAGGCGCATGACCATCACCCGCACATGGTTCCGATTCCACTGCATGCGGTGCGCCCGCGAGTTCCAGACCGACCGCATCGCCCACGAGTGCTTCAAATGCCGGTCAGCGCAGCGCGACGCGTTCCCCGAGGGACCTACTGAGGTCATCGAATTGAGCGGCACATGAGCGACAACCCGAACACGAACGGAGACAACACCGAATGAGCGCGATCACCTTCTACGGAGCCAGCGACGACCTACTGGAGGTCGAGGGCGCATTCACCGAAGAGTTCGACGCATACCGCGGAGTGACGGTGGTGGTAGAAGCGCCAAGTGGTGAAAGCCTTTGGGTGCGTGCGGTATTTGATACTGATGTGCCCTTGCGTGGCATAGGCCAGGGATGGGTGCTGTCCGTGCTACATCCTGATCCGGTGCACGGGTGGCGGTGGCCCGTCAGGTTTGGCGCGCGCCCCGACGGGCCGGAGGATCCGGCTCTCATCGTCGAATGCCCGGAGGGCACGACGGTTCGTGAGTGGGTGCAGTGATGGGCGTCAAGACCGGCATCGAATGGACCGACGCCACATGGAATCCGGTAACCGGTTGCGACAAGGTGTCTCCCGGCTGCGATCGCTGCTACGCGGAAACATTCGCAAAGCGTTGGCGCGGCACGCGGGGGCACTATTTCGAGACCGGATTCGATGTGCAGTTGCGACCCGACAAGCTCGACTTACCGCTGCGCTGGACCAAACCGCGCCGTATCTTCGTCAACTCGATGTCAGACCTGTTCCACGACAAGGTGCCTGACGCGTACATCGGTTCGGTATTCGATGTCATGGCACGCGCCGAGCAACACACTTTCCAGATCCTCACCAAGCGTCACGGCCGGATGCGAGCGCTGTTGCGCAAGTGGGAGCAAGAGGGAGCCGAGTCTGTCGAACGCGGCGAGCTGCATCCGAAATATGGTGCTGCGGCGTGGCGACGCAGAGACGGGATGTGGTGCACACCGCGTGTCTGGCCGCTACCCAACGTCTGGCTAGGCGTGAGCGCCGAGGATCAGAAGCGCGCCGACCTCCGCATCCCGGCACTGCTGGACACCCCGGCCGCCGTACGGTTCGTCAGTGCCGAGCCGCTTCTCGGGCCGATCGACCTACATGCCGACCCGATCGGGAAAGACTCGGTTTTCTGGATCGGGCATCTGGACTGGGTGATCGTCGGCGGCGAATCCGGCCCCGGCGCAAGGCCGATGCATCCAGACTGGGCGCGCTCAATGCGCGATCAGTGCGTGGCCGCTGGCGTGCCGTTCCTGTTCAAACAGTGGGGCGAGTTCCGGCCCGTGGTGCCGAGCGATGGCGACGTGACACCGGATCGCTACGTCCAGTGCGAGACCGGCCGCAGTGTGGATGACGACGGCATGTGGAACGTGAGTGGTGGACATTGGTGCGCCATGAGGAAGCTCGGCAAGAAGCGGGCCGGGCGCGAGCTGGACGGGCGCACATGGGACCAGTACCCCGGGGTGGCGTGATGGCCGCTGACACGCCGTGCAAGTGGTGCGACTGCCCACTCTCACGCTGCGACGCCGCGCGGCCAAACCGAAAGTGCTGTCCGGACTGCCGACATCCCAAGCGGATCCAGTTGCGGCGACTGAAGGGCTGGCGCAAGCCCGAGGGCGCCGTCGTGGTGTCGCGGCCGGGCAAGTGGGGCAACCCCTACACGCTCGATCTATACCGAGCGGACTACCCCGAAGCGGACGCGCACGAGCTGCGCTACATGGCGACGAGCGACTTTGAAGGGCTCGTGACGGGTCGCTGGGACCGGTTCGACGATGTCGACGTGCCGAGCTATCCCCGCGCCGAAATCGCACGGCTGCGCGGCCACGATCTGGCGTGCTGGTGCCCGCTCGATTCCCCTTGTCATGCAGACGTGCTGCTCGAAATTGCCAATTCCACAACCGAATCGGAGGTATCGCGCCGTGGCTAACTCGGCCGGAATGCTCAAGGAATCAATCTGGCGCGACGGCCATTTCCGAGCGCTCACACGCACCGCGCAATGCACCTACGCGCAGCTGCTCAGTCAGAAGGATCTCGACCGAGCCGGGATGCAACCACTTCAAATCACCAAGTGGGCCAAGGGGTGCAACGAGATGTCCGTCGAAGACCTACAGGCCGACCTCGACGAGCTGGAGCGTGAACGGTTCGTGTTCTACGACGAGGACACAGACGAACTGTTCGTGCGCGCCTACATGCGTACCACCGAGGTCACGCGGTATCCGCAGTACCTCAAGAGCGCCTTGAAATGCGCCGTCATGGTGGCCTCGCCCAAGCTGCGCCATGAGCTGGCGGTCGAGCTACGTCGCCTGCGCAAGCCCGAGGCGACCAAGATCGCCGATGAGATTGACCCGTCTGACCCTGACCCCGATGACACCGTGACGGAACCGTGCGAGAACCCTGACGGCACCGTGCCCGAAGGGTGCGAGAACCCTGCCGGAACCGTGAACCCTGACGGCACCCTGCCCGAACCCTCTAGGGAAAGGGTAAGGGTAGGGGTAAGGGAACTCACCTTGGTAAGTACTCAAGTTGGGGAGCGCTGCGCGCCGCCCCCCGAGTTCTGCCCCAAGCATCCTGGCGGCACCGAGGACCCGTGCCGCGCCTGCCAGCGCTACCGGGAGCAGTACTCCCAGTGGGCCGCAGACGACGCGGCTCTCGCCGCCGCCGAGCAGCGCGCACAACACCGGGGCGAGCGAGATGCCAAGCGCCAGGCCATCGCCGCGTGCCGCCTGTGCGACCAGGACGGCTACAACGGCCTCTCCGTCTGCGATCACGTCGACCGCTCGGCCACCGCCAGAGCCGGACTCGCCAGAGCCCGCGCAGCGCTCGAAAATCCCCCCGCCGCGACCGGATAGTCCCGAACGGCCCGGAAACCCGCCAGCGACGACCACAGCCCCAGGAATCGATATGCGAACGGAGACACGATGACCCAGAAAACAGACCCCGAGCGGTTTACCTGCCCCGGGCTGGAAGAGGGCGGCCGCGTAGCCATCCAACTCACCGACGGCACGCTGATCGAGGGGTACCTCTACGACGGCCAGCTGCACGACGAGCCGCCAGGTAGCGGGTCGGCCTACACCCTCGATTCGGTGTTCGCCTTTCGCAATCCCCTCGACCTGAAACTCGATACCCCGCTCAAGCCGAACCGTCCACCCGCGCCCTGGCGGATCTGCAAGCGCGACGGCGAATGGCGCATCGAGAAGCGGCTCACTGATGGCTACGAGACCTGGTGCCGATTCGACGAGGGTCCGGGGGTATTCGGCGCGTTTGCGGCCGGTGGTGCGCGATGAGCGGTTCGGCAACTGATGTCCAATTCGACGAAATGGTAAGGGGATTCAACCGTTGACCAAGTGCAAGCGGTGCGAACGCGCAACTGATCTGTTCGTGTGCAAGGCCTGCATCGCGGAGTTGCGCAAGCGCCTGGCCGACCTGCCGTGGTGGATCGACCGACTCACCGAGACCGCTGTCGGGCAGGCGAACCTGGGCGACGGCGCACGCAAGGGCGAGCGCCGCGACGTACTGCACGGCGACGACCCGCTCGTGAGCCACGTCGAACCGTTCCCGCGCGACAAGGACACCACCCCGACCGCCAGGGACCACCGAGACCGACACCAGGTGGCACTGTGGCATGCCCTGGCACTCGGCCGGGTCAACGGACGCGCCAGTGACGAGCTCGACCGGATACGCAACGCGTTGTCGACGACCATCCGCGACATGTGCGAGACGCGCGGGCTGGACGTGCCCGAGTTCCGCACCCGGCCAAGGCATCCGCTGTTCATCGAGTCGACAGCATCGCGGCCGCCGGAGCGATTCGATATCGATTCCGCGCCGTCCGCCCGGGCCGGCGCATGTCGGCGGTGCTTCGTGACGCTGCCGACCTCGGCGGCTGGGCCACTGTGCGACGACTGCGACGGCGCCCCAGAGATGTGCACGGCCGACGACTCCCCCGCGGATGATCTACGCGTGACCTACGCCGGAAGGCGCGGCGACGAGACGCACTCGGTCGCCGCGACAGCGCGCATGGCCAAGTGGCTGCACCGGCACGCGGCCAATATCGCGTTGCAGGAGAACGGCGCCGAGATCTGCGACGAGATCGAGCAGGTGTACCGGTCAATTACACGCGTGGTGAACCGCCCACCCGAGCCCATGATCATCGGACCATGCATCACCGACCCGGCACCCGACGAGGTGCTTGCCGAGCGGGGCCGCAAGGGCGACAACTCAACCCGGTGCGGGTACGCACTCATGGCACCGAGTCATAGCGGCTCGATCGTGTGCCCGCAGTGCGACACCGCGCATTCGGTGGCCGACGTGCTGGCGCGCAACCTCGGCGAGCTCGACGACCGCAACGCGACCGTGCGCGAGCTCGTCGACGTGATACTCCCCCGGCTCGATGAGCATGTTCCGCAGTCGACCATCGAGCGGTGGATTCGGCGGGGATGGGTGCCGGTGCGCGGCCGGGATGCCGAGGGGCACCAGATGGTTCGCATTGGCGACGTGCGCGCGGTGCGAGCGGACAGGCCCAGAAATACGAAGCGATCCGAAGCGAAGGGGGACCGAGCCGAGTGCGGATAGATGGTCCTTTTGAGGAGTGACCTGTTAGTAGAGATGACATAAAACAGGCTCTCACCTGCAGTGATTGCAGGGCCTCCTGTTGACTAGTCAACAGGCAGCTGTAGACTACTCTACAGTTGCATTACGGCCTCGCTCTTGAAACAGCGAGGCCCTGCTCTCGCGGCTACGAGAGCAGGGCTGCTGACCGGTTTCCTAGAACCAGTGTCCGGAATGCAACTGCAGCAGGAGCGCCGCCAGATTTATTAGGCAATTCAAGATTGCCCAGATCGGCGGCGTTTCGCTTTTCCGGTCCATACTCACCTCCTTCGGTTGCGCTGACAGGGTCCTGGTTTCGGGGCCTTTGGTTGCTTGTCAGCAGCTCCCTTTGGGGGCATTGCTTAGTTTAGTGGGGATTCGCAACCGTCACGGTGTCTAGCCGTCAGTTGTGCCCGAACTCAACACGGAGAGCGGGCCGGTGAGCGATGATGGCACCTGCCTGCGCGGGGTCACGATCCGCGTGGATGATGGGAGGAACTCTGTGTACTACCTGCTGAAACCCGATTCCACGGTCCTCTGGAGCGACATCAGCGAATACATGATCGATCGGCTAGTCAAGGAAAATCCAGAATTCAAAGTCGACTTCACTCGCTTCGACTGGAAGCCGTCAGAACGACCGTTCGACGCCGGTCTGCTGAACATCGCACTGCGATACGGCGCCCCGACTGGAGACGGGCTCGTTGTGGCCGGGCGAGACCTTGTGCCCCTCGATTACTTTCGCGACATGAAAGCCATCCTGGATCGGGAGCTGACTCGCGACTCCGCGAACGTGGGACATGCCGCACTCTTTGAACAGTTGATGCCCGGCTGGACCGAAGGCACACGGGAACTCGATGCACGTGTCGCCGAGGCTCAACGCGCAACCGTCGCACGAGCGGAACGCGACATGCTCAAGGTATTCGCGGCACCGGCCAAACCCGAGCTTGTAGAACACTGGCAAGACCTCGGCGGATCACTGCCGCCCGCACCTCCAGGCTGAGTATGCGAGTCGGGCAGCCATCGATGTCACGCCCTCGGCGTAGAACTGACGCCGCCACCGTCAGGGGTGATGCTGCTTCAGGCCCACTGGCGGAAACGGCGAAGGTGGCGCCGCCTGCCATTCAGCAGCCTCGGCGATCCAATCTGCATCCGCCGGGATTGCGCCTTCAGGTGGGGCCGCATTGTGCTTGTCCAGAACCGATTTAATTGCTCCAGCAACATTTGGATATCTGAATCGGACGAGAACTTCAATCGCCGTTTGCAGTGTTTGCAAGTCGGCGCTGTGTATCGGCGAATAGCTCACCGCAACGCGCTCGGAAGGGTAGAACGTCCGGGAGTCTGCTGTCAGTGCGCCATACAAGACTGGAGAAGCGATCGATCCGCTCGAGCTAGGGGCAGCGGAGGCGGTAGAGGCGACAATCGCCCGCTGCCCTTGCGTGTTGTCCTCCCTGACATCCGACACCAGGAAAGGGGCGCCAGGCTTGAGTCGTCCGTCGGGCTCCGTGTCTCGATGTGCCGAAACGATGGTGAATCCCGGGCGGAGTTGCTCGGCCGCGATCAAATAGACGGTCATCGTTGCCATGCTTCCAGATTCTCATCAAGGGTGCTCAGCAATCATGCGACACCGTCTCCCGGCCACTTGTGCAAACCAGTCGGTCAGCAGCGACAAACGACAGGCTACTTCTGCGTCTCCGTGCAGACCGTGAACTTGCGCACCGCATGCGGGAAACCACCCGCAGGACCACACCCAGCGTTCGTGGTGGTGTTCAAGATGACCTTGAGCGGTTTCTCGCGGTTCGGCTTCGTTGTGTCATCGCACGTGGTGCGGACGGCGGTCACCTTGCCGATACTCAGGCAGTCGTTGGCGCTCCACGCGTAATCCAGGCAGGCCGTGAATTGCCCCTCGTCGGGGTTCATGTAGAACCTCTGGGCTACATCCGCGGGGCACTGGTCAGGTGTGGTGACACGCTGAATCACCTTGAAGCCGTTTACTGGTGAACCACAATCGACGACCTTCAATGTGGCGTTGTTCTTGGGCCCTTCAAAACTGACGCATGCGCCAACAGGTGCGATAGATGCCCCAGGTATCCCCGAAGCCTGTTGAGGAAATTGCCCAGGAATTTGGTCGAAATCGGCGCCCGGCGCAGAAATAGCGGTGTCGGTCGATGTGCCCGCCGTAGGCTTAGCTTCTTGCGCGGAGCAGCCGGCAATAGCAGCGACAACGATTGCCGCTACCCCAACAGCACTAGTTGGTCTTTGATCCACCGTCAAACTCTCCCGCCCGCTTGCGTTTTACTGCGTCCCAGATACCCCACGCGCCGAGACCGAAGGGCAATAAGAATCCCCAAAAAATCGGATTTTGGTAATAGATGAGTGCCCACACGTACACCAGCGACCATGCGAGCACCAACGCCGCAGTGACAACGCGGCCCTTAAAGGAAAACAGCACGTCTTTCAAGCTTCGCTTATCGTCCATCGCTATTGTCCTACCATCTGGGCTGGAGTTGGAACGGCCTGCTGAAGACCGTATGTCATCATCGGGGTAGTGGTGCCACCAATAAGACCACCAAGGCAACCCAAGATGGCTCCAGGTCCGGCGCCAATCCCACCTTCCAGAGCACCGAGCGCTGCGCCCCCAAGGGCACCGGAAGCACATCCGACGATACCGCCGAACAGTGACTCCAGAATCGGCGGTTTGTCCTTCTCCTCCTTGATTCCTTCCTGGACACCTTTCTTGATCTGCGTGTCGATGTAGTTCTTAACAGCAGGATCGTTGAGGATCTGTTGAATCTGTTCCGGCGTCAGCGGCGGCGCCTTCTGGGTGCAGTCAGTACCCTGCGGGCACGGTGGGGCCGGGGTCGGAGTTGGGTCAAGCCCCGGCTCGAACCACCAAATGGGACTACGGCCCCCACCGCCGAGAATGACCGGCGCAGCAGTCGTCGCGGCGGTAGTAGCCAGCTGCACGGCCGCCAGCTGGCATTGCTGCTTTTTTTGGTCCAATTGCTGCGTCGTATCGTCCTGCTTGTTTTGGGGCTGCTGCTGACTCGGCTGCTGTTGCGGCTGCTGGCCCTGCTGCGGCTGTTGAGGCGACTGTTGTTGCGGCGCTTGGTAATTAGGGTTGGGCTGACCGGGGCCCTGGGTGTATCCAGGATTGGTCTGGTAGTCCGGGATCTGGGTGCCATGGGCGGGCTGCTGGGCCTGCTGGGGCTGCTGCCCGGCCTGCTGCCCCGGAACCTGTTGTGCGCCAGGCGATCCCGTATTATAGATGCTGATACCCGAGTTCTGATCCATCGGCGGCTGATTGTTGCCGCCCTGATAATCAGGCATTGAGCTGGGCATTTGCGGTGGCTGGAACTGAGAGCCACCGCCGTCGGTCATTCCCCCGGTCGGTCCCGGAGGTCCCGTTGGGTCAGCTGCTACCGTCGCGACCGCCGAGAACCCGCTACCGGGGAGGGCGTAGTCATCGACGATCTTCGCTCCACCGACAGTCAGCGCGACGATTGCCGCCAGCGCCGATGCCCGCCGCAAACCCGCAGGCATCGTCCAACGATCTTTCATGACCATGAATGCAACCGCCCCTTTCGGTCGACGCAGAGCGCGCCCCTGGCCAGATCATTGCACACAAATAGTTGCCATGTCGATAAAACCCCAGCTATTGAGTTAGCCCAAGCAGCGCGAGCTTTGCATCTCCGCTGGTAGGCACGTCGTGAACACCGTCGCGCGGTACCGCGATCTTGGAGCAACATCGGCCATGGGACAGCACGTCTCGGTCGACGGGTCGGAACATATTCGCCAGAACTCCATCCGTCTGGCCGCGAGCTGGCCGTCATGTCGGACCGTAGGCGTAGAACTGGCGAATGGACGCCCGGAAGGCCATTCGTGGGGTCATCGAGAGCATCCCGAACCTGTTCGGGATAACTCGAGGTGTGACCCTCGGCGCCGAAGGTCAGACCGAGACCGTTCTCTACACGCAGGCGCAGGTCGCCGACATCATCGCCTCGATACTGCCCGACGCCCTCAAGACCAAGGGGCATGTGGTGATCGCACTACCCGAGGTCGAGACCGATAGCGCTGGCCGTCGCTACGTGCCGGTGCCGATCACCGCGCGTCCATGGGCCGAGGGCGAAGTGCGGATCTCGCCGCGTGGCGACGAGGTAGTCGTTGCCAATACACCGCCAGTGCTGCCCATGCAGGACGTGCCGGCTCTGGCCGCGGCGCTGATGGCTGCTCACACTACCTGGCGTCTTAGCTCGCAGGCACGGGTATAGCAACGAAACGCCGTTGAACCGAATAGCAAATTACAACGTTGTAATTTGACAAGGTCGACGCGCCCGTCGTGTCGCAGGGCAAATTTGTCGGCCACCGTGCTTAGGCTCGCGACATGAAGAAATACAGGGGGGCTATAGCAGGGTTTCTGATCATCCTGCTGGCTACAACGACGAACCTACTTGTGCCTGCCGGCGCCCATGCCGATACCGACGCTGATTGGGCGTGGCCGGGCATGCAGTTCGACGTTTACAAGGGCGGTTTGTGGTACGTGTGCAGCGTCGGATATCCGGCCTGGGACGACGCGGGTACCCGCTACTTCATTACCGCCGGTCACTGCTTCCGTGATGACGACGGCCGACATTATGTGCATCCGGATGGCACGGACTTGAATGTCTACAGTCCGTCCGATCACGTCCATGCTGTCGGGTTTGAACGGATCTACCCCAAGCCCCGCAATGGCTGGTACACCGACGTGTCGTTAGTTCAGATGTATCCCGGCAAAAAGCTGTACGGAGAAGGCTGGCAACACATTCCCAACGCCCCCAGCACCGCTGATGTCGGCGACGCAGCGTGCTTGGTCGCCCGCTATAACCACGCCAAACCCAATTGCGGAAAAGTGACCGCGACGGGCGTCGAGTTGACGATCAACGGTTACGACTCGACGACGGCAGCCACCAGCGCCTCGTACTGTGCGCATAGCGGCGATAGCGGGGGCGCCGTCTACAACCGCACCGGCGCACTCGGAATTGAGATCACCGGCGATCCGGACCACAACGAACCGGGGACCGCCGGGGCGTGCAGAAGCTCCTTTGTTCCTATCGGGCACGTACTCCGGTTCTTACGGCGGTTCGAACCCTCGCTGGTCATCTACTGATCTCCGGCTACGACCTTCCCTGAGAATTGGGACACGCCGCTGTCCACGCCTGACCAGCGCATATGGCAAAATGAGTCTCAACATGTCGGTGGGACAACTATGTCCATCGCATGAAAAACCCCAGCCTAGCTGGGGTTTTCGTCGTTTCGGGGCGATGTCCATTCCGCCCAACCTCATCCCTTAGCCCGAGGGGGGGACTCATGAAGCGCACCATCACCCGTTGGTATCGCCGCCTTCTGCGCCGCGACAGCTGGACGCCGTTCGACTCGAACGGAAACCTGCGCCCCGAGTTGTTCACTCGCGAGGGTTGGCAGACGGTTGGGGCGCTCACGGACCAAGCCCGGCCGGACGCGGCGCGCCATAGGTTCGCGGCCGCAGGCAGAGACGCAGGCGAGCTGTTCGCCAAGTCTTGGCACTCAAAGACCCTTGACGGAATCGCGGGTGCCACGCCGACGATGCCCAACGCGGCGGTACAGGTGCGCGTGCACAAGGCAACGTGGTGGCGACGACTACTTCGCAGATTTGGCCGCTGATGGCCAATCAGCTCTTGGTGGATCTGCTCACCCGCACGTTCGCAGCTGGCGCTCTTCAACATCCCGGCGACGCAAACAGTCCCGCACGAGTGATTCCGATTCCCGGCTTCCGGGCGACCGGTATGCCTGATGATCAGGCGCAGGAGATGATCGGTCAAGCCGCCAAGCTCTGGGCTGAGGCCATCGAGTCGGTCATCGATAGCGAATTCGACGTACTCACGAAAGCCGATGCGGCACAGCTGCGCCAGGACGCCGCAGAAGCCCCGGACGGCACACGAATCGTCACGCTGTACGACCGCACCGACCACCAGCGCGCCACGCCCTTGTTGGTGCTGACGGTCGGCAAGACCGACGACGTGACGATCGATGCCCGCCAACTACGAAAGTTCCTAGCCCAATGAGCAATATCAAGATCACTGTCGACGGCAAGGTCCTCATGGACACCGACCCGGGTAAGTGGCGTTCCACGCCGCCGGATATCCCCGACCTTAAGCGCCAATCCGGCGGGCAGGGTTGGGGCCTGGCTGTGATGGTCACTCTCGCGCAGGCGGGCACGCTGGCCGAGCTGGGCCAGCCCATTGGGGATACCACGATCACCATCACTACCCGCGCCAACGGCTGGACGCTGGATGTGGAGCAGGACAGCAGCGAGCCATCCGTCGCACCCGTCAAGGTCGCACCCGCACCTAAGGCACCGCCAGCGCGCGCCGAGGCCGAGCCGGACACCGCACATGCCGAGGCCCGGCCGTAAGGCCAGCACCACCGATCGCGGCCTGGGCTGGAAACACCAACAGCAAGCCGAGAGCCTGCTGCGCCGTCACGTCGACGGCACACTGTGCTGGTGGTGTGGCCTACCGATGTTCAAAGCGCCCTTGCTGGAGCGCAACTGGGACCGCAAGCAACTGGCCGCAGACCATAGTCAGGCTCGGGCATTCGGCGGACAGCGCGCCGATCGCCTTCTGCACGGCATCTGCAACAGTCAGCGCCAAGTCGGCAGACACGACGCGCACAGACCCGCAGTGCTCGACGTTCATCCATCCGAATGGTCCGGTGCCCTTGCGTCACTGGGCATCACCACCGCGCCCGTCATCACTACCGACAACCTGGCGATGGACTGGTGACCCTGTACCTGGTGACCGGCCCGCCTGCGGCCGGCAAGTCCACATGGGTACGACAGCACGCCAAGCACGGCGACATCACCATCGACTACGACGCCATCGCCTCGGTACTCACGCCCGCAGGCGGAGACCCGCACGACCCGCCCCAGCACATCCGCTCGGTCACCAAGGCCGCACGGCTGGCCGCGATCGATACGGCGCTGACGTTGGCGGGCCAGTGCGATGTGTACCTGATCCACTCCATGCCCGGGGAGGGCCTGCTCGCGCGTTACCGATCCGCTGGCGCGCAGGTCATCACGATCGATCCCGGTCAGAGCGTGGTCATGGCTCGATGCAAAGCCGAACGACCGTGGCGCATGGCGCAGGCAGCAAAGCGGTGGTACGCCGACCAGTCGCACAGCAAACATCCCAACCCTGCCAGCAAACACGACGGAGGTGTGATGTCGTGGTGATCGCCAGCCGACGGGCCAAAAAGCCCCTGACCAGCACCGATGCACACGCCCGAAAGTGCCATAACCGCAGGTCAAAGCCCCTCCCCCTGAAATTATCCAGGTGGGGGGCCTTCCTGACCCCCGGAGGCTCCCGTCAGGTTTTTTTTGAACGCGGTGAGCGATGACAGCAGCCACGAAACCGGCAAAGGCCACCACTAACTCAGCAAAGACTCCAGCTAAGCGGGCAACGCGTCGGCAACCGGCCTCCGAGAAGACAGTCGGCCAGCGACTCATCGAAGAGTTGTCACAACCCGACGACCCCTACCCCTTGCGGCTCATCATCGAGCAGGCCGGATACGCCGCCGACTACCTCGCCCGGCTCAACGCTCTACTGGACGGCGACCGTGAGGCCTGGCTACAGCTCAAGATCGGCGCCAAGACCGTCGAAGTGGTGGTGAACAACGTGCTGGTGCAGCAGCGCCAGCAGGCCGAGCAGATGCGCAAGCTGATCACCGAGGTCTATCGCCAGCGCGCCGCACTGCCGGATGATCCCGATGACGACGACGTGCTCGCCGGTATCTGACCTGGCACCGCGTGAGTGGCCAGAGTTCATCGGCTTGTGGCCACGCCTGAAGGGCAGTCAGACACCACGATTCGAGTCCCGACACCCCGGCGATGAATCATGGGGCGACCGGGCGGCGCGCTTGGGATCGCGAATTGGCGTGCGCTGCATGCCCTGGCAGTGGCTCACCTTACGCGCGGTGCTCTCGCTACAGGAGCCCAACGAGTGGGGCGATCGCGTCTGGACGCACCGCGACGTGTGCATTGAGTGCCCACGTCAGAACGGCAAGACCCTGATCGTGGTGCTACGCATCATCTTCGGGATGCTGGTGCTCGGGGAGAAAATCGCCTACACCGCCCAGGAATGGGAGACGGCCAAGGACGTATTCGGCCGCTGCGTCGATGTCATCGACCGCATCCCGTCTCTCAAGAAACGCCTACGCTCCGAGCCAACTTCGGCGGGCAACCGCGGGCTGATCAAGCTCGGCAACGGCGAGGCCAAGTTCGGGCCGCGCACCGCCAAGTTCGGTCGCGGTCTGACCGAAGTGGATCTGCTGATACTCGACGAGGCCTACGACCTCACCGCGCAGGCCGAAGCGAGCTTGACCGGCGCGACCCGCGCCTCGACCAAGGCGACGGGGCCGCAGATCTGGTACGTCTCAACACCTCCGGTGGCCTCGGTACACCCCAATTGCCAGATCCTCACCGGCATGCACAACCTGGGCCACAAGCGGTCCCCGGATCTGTACTACGCCCTCTATGCGGTACCCGAGGGCACCGAGCTCGGCGATATCGACGCGTACCGCCTGGCGCACCCCTCCCTGGGTGTCGTCGGCGACGAGCACGAGCTCGAAGCCAAACGGCGCAAGGCCCGCACCGCCGAACAGCGGGCGATCTTCACCGCCGACTACCTCGGGATCGGCGACTACCCGCCCGACGAGGACGAGGTTGGCTCGCCGATCCCGAACTGGAGCGACATGGCGAACGCCGACGCGAAGCTCACGGGAGCCCGCACCATCGCGGTGCGGCGATCCTGGAACCGTCAGGTGTGGTCAATTAGCGCCGCGCAGATGGCCGAAGACGGCAACATCCATGTCGAGGTGGCACCGCTGCGCACCGGTACGCACTCCGAGATCGCCGAGTATCTGGTCGCCAAGGTCACCGCGTGGAATCCGGTGGCGCTGGTGATCGACCGTAAGAACACCGCGCAGGTACTTGAACCGCTGCTCATCGCCGCCGGTATCGAGCCGCTGATGATCGGCACGTCCGAGATCGCGCAGTCCTGTAGCGGTTTCCTGGCAGACGCCGATGCCGTCAAGTTGTCGCACAGCGATCAAACAGTGCTCAACGACGAGGTGGCCACCGCCAGCATGCGCGAGCTGCCGGGCGGCGATTTCGTCTGGGCCGAGGAGCCCAACGGCGCAGGCATGCCGCTGATGAACGTGTCCATGGCGCACTGGGCCCTTCGCAAGTTCGGCGTCAAGGCACCCGCCAAGACCGTCGGCGCCCGCACCGCCGCCGCACGAGAGCACCAATCACACCGGCATAGCGCAGATTTCGACGCGATGAGCGCCGCATTCTGAGAAAGGGGGCGAGCATGGCCGATCAGCAGGCACCGAAGAAGACCGCCGCCCCGCGTACCGAACAGGGGTACGTGCTCAGCTCGGCCGGCGCGACCGGGTGGGGTGGTCCTATCGATCAGTTCGAGCAGACTGCCGACCTGATTTGGCCGCTGTCGGTGTGGACCTACACGCGCATGGTCCGCGAGGACGCCCGAATCTCATCGGTGCTGCGGGCTATTGGGCTGCCTATTCGGCGCACCGCGTGGCGTATCCGGCAGAACGGCGCCAGCGATGAGGTCACCGAGTTCATCGCCCGCAATCTGGGTCTACCTATCGAGGGTGCCGCCGACGAGGACGAACCGCAGACGCGATCCCGTGGCCGGTTCTCGTGGGATAAGCACCTGCAGCAGGCTCTCATGGCATTGCGGTACGGGCACTCGGTATTTGAGCAGGTCTACCGTCTCGAAGGTGAGGGCGCCAACATCCGCGCGGTGCTGCGCAAGCTCGCCCCGCGTCCCCAGGTGACCATCGCCAAGTGGAATGTCGACCGCGACGGCGGTCTGGTCTCGATCGAACAACACCCCTCCAGCGGGTTCACCATGACATCGAGCGGATTGGCGGTACCGGCTGGCGGGCCAATGGATTCGATCATTCCCATCAACCGGCTGGTCGTGTATGCGTACGAGCCCGATCCGGGTGTGTGGATCGGCAACAGCCTGCTGCGGCCTGCCTATAAGCACTGGAAGCTCAAAGACGAGCTGATGCGCATCGAGGCCGCCGCCGCCCGTCGCCACGGCATCGGCGTCCCGTGGATCAAGGGCAACGAGAACGACTCTCAAGACGAAGAGCGCATGGACGCACTGCTCGATGTCGCCTCCAAGTACAGCGGTGGCGAGTCGGCCGGCCTGGCCCTGGCTGAGGGCCAAGAGGCTGGGATCATGTCACCATCGGGCACCCCGATGGACCCGCGTCGTGCGATCGAGTACCACGACCACCAGATGGCGTTGGTTGCGTTGGCGCACTTCCTGAATCTGGACGGTAAGGGCGGCTCGTACGCGCTGGCCAGTGTGCAAGCCGACACGTTCGTGCAGTCGGTCCAGACGGTCGCCGAAGACATCCGCAACACCGCACAGGCCCATGTCGTCGAGGATCTGGTCGACCTCAATTTCGGTGAGGACGAACCGGCCCCGCTGCTGGTGTTCGATGAGATCGGTTCGCGCCAGGACGCTACCGCCGCGGCGCTGCAAATGCTGGTCAACGCAGGACTGTTGACACCCGACGCCCGTCTTGAGGCCTTCATCCGCTCGGCTACCGGCCTGCCTGGGCCCGACCCCAACGCGCCCGAGGGCCAACCCGAGCCCGCCGGTGAATCCGCCGCCGCGCCCCGCAATAGAGGAGGGCCGGTGCGTGTGCGCACCCATACCCGAGCGCGCCCCGGTGGCGCCAGCACGGCCACGAGGAACGGAGACCCGACGCTGTGGTGACCAAGAATCGCACGGCGGGCCAACGGCCCCCGTGGTACAGCATCCGCAACGCGGCCAAGACCGATGACGGCCCGGCCGAGCTGCTGATCTACGACGAAATCGATTCGTGGTACGGCATTTCCGCCGAACAGTTCGCCCGGGATCTGGCCGCGATCGACAACGATGCCATCACGGTGCGCATCAACAGCCCCGGCGGCTCGGTGTTCGACGGCATCGCCATTCTCAACGCGCTACGTGATCACCCCGCCACGGTGACCGTCGTGGTTGACAGCCTCGCGGCCTCGATCGCCTCGGTGATCGCGATGGCGGGCGATGAGATCGTGATGAACCGCAACAGCCAGATGATGGTGCACAACGCGTGGGCGGTGTGCGTCGGAGATGCCCGCGATATGGAGAAGAGCGCGGCGCGACTGGCCCAGCACAACAGCAACATTGCGCAGATCTACGCCGACCGGGCAGGGGGCACTGTCGAGGACTGGCTCGACGTGATGGCCGAGGAAACCTGGCTGCTCGCCGATGAAGCGGTCGAGGCCGGTTTGGCCGATCGTGTCGTCGAGCTACCCGAGCCTGACTCCAAGTCGGCTGCCGCGCGTGCATCGGTGTTCGATCTGTCGGCGTTCCGCTATGCCGGGCGCCAGTCCGCGCCTGCGCCACGAATTCCACTGGTGCACAACAAGACCCCTCGGCCCGAGAAGGGCGAGGTCAACAGAGGAAAGGAGCCCATTGTGGCAACCCTGAATGAGGGCCTCGCCAAGCTGCTCGGTATCGATGCCGACGCCGACGACGAGACCATTTTGTCTGCTGCCGCCGAAGCGCTCGAAGAGCGTGCCGACGACGGCCAGGAAAGTGACGAAACCCCTTCCGCTGCACCGACTTTGGAGCAGGCCACGGCGGCGCTCGCCAAGGCCGGTATGACGGTCGTCGAGCGGGCCCAGTACGAGGCCACCGTCGCGGCCGCGCAGGCGGGCGCCGAGGCGCGCGCACAGCAGTTGCGCGAGGGTGACGAGCGTGTGGTCGATCAGGCCATCGCTGACGGCAAGGTCGCCCCGGCGCGTCGCGAGCACCACTTGCAGGCGCTCGCCGCCGACCGCGAGGGCCACACCGCCGTGCTGGCCGCGCTGGCACCTGGGGTGGTCCCTCTCGCCGAGACGGGGCATTCGACGCAGCCCGCAGACGGTCCGGTGCCCAATGACCTGAGCTGGTTTGACTCCGCGCCCACCGCGCCGAGTTCGGAAGGGAAGGAATAGATCATGACCAACGAGAACGTGGGCGTCTACGAGCCCGGCCGCGACATCACCGGCCGCGCCACAGCTGCCGTCACCGGTAAGCGGTTCCTCAAGATCAGCGGCAACCGCACCGCCACCGGCAACATCGCCGTGGCCCCCGCTGATGGGGCGGGCCGGGTGTGCGGCGTCTCCAAGTACGACGCGGCCAGCGGCGACATTGTTGGTGTGGCGCGGGGCAATTCGCGTGTCACCTACGTGACCGCCGACGGCGCACTCGCCGCATTCGATGAGGTCGAGGTCGGCACGGCCGGCAAGGCCAAGAAGTTCGCCAGCGGCGTCGCCGTTGGCTACGCACTATCCGCGGCGGCCGATGGCGCCGACGCCGAGATCAGCCTCTACTAGGAAAGGGCTACCCACCATGGCAACATCTCCCGTCGCGTACCCGCTGGGTGCGCCGGTCATCAATGACAACAAGATCTCGGTCGACCTGGCGTATAAGCAGCCCGGCCGGATCACCAAGCGGCTCTCGGACCTGACGCTGCAGAAGTTCATCGCCCCGGAGCTGTTTTCGTCCTCGGGGGCGAGCACCACGGCCGGGGCGATCATCTACGACGTGATCCGCATCAACGAGCTGTACACCAAGAACGATGTGGAACAGCGCGGCCCGTCCGACGAGTACACGATCGTGCAGGGTGAGCGCACCCAGCCCGAGGTCGCCAAGTCCGAGGATTGGGGTGGCAAGTTCTGGATGTCCGATGAGGCGATCCGGCGCAACGACCGAGCCCAGATGGATAGCCTGACCACCCAGCTGGCGAACACGCTGGTGCGCAAGATCAATCAGCGCACCGTGGCCGTGCTGGACGCCGTTATCGCCAGTCTCGGCGGCGCAGGCGTCATCCCCGGACACGACTGGGGCAACGTCACTCTGACCGGCAACAACCCAACGCCGAACAAGGACCGGCCATTCGCCGACATCATCACCGCGCAGCTGGCCGCCGATGTCGAGGAACTGGGCTACGTCTACAACGTGTGGGTCGTCAACCCGCGCCAGTACGCGGATTTGCGCATCGCATATGACGACAAGCTGGAAAGCGTGCTCAAGGACGCCGATATTCAGATCTTCCGATCCAACCGAGTCACCCCGGGTACTGCCTATGCGGCCGTGCGCGGCGGCGTCGGGTTCCTGGACTACGAGCAGATGCTCTCCACCGAGACCTGGCGCACCCCGGAGACCAAGAAGAACTGGGTCCAGTCTTCGGTTCTGCCCATCATGGGCGTCACCGACCCCTACGCGGTCAAGAAGGTGACCGGACTGGCGGGCACTCCGTAATGCCCGAGGTGAGCGAGCATGTGATCACAGCCGCCGTGTGGGAGTACTTGACCCCAGCCGGGGTATGGCGGCGCGCGTTTTTCGGCGACCTCGTCACGCTCACCGACGAAGAGGTCGAGCGTGGTCTCGCCGTCGGCGCACTCGGTGTTGAGCTGCCGGCCGAATCGACCGATGACGACAGTGATGTGGTCGAGGCGGATGCCTCCGATGAAGGCGACACCGACAGCGGTGACGGTGGGGATGGCGATCCCGGCTCCACCGCAGGCGATTCCGGGAACCCGAGCCAGGCCACCGGTACCGAAGTCGATGCGCCCCGTAAGAAGCCCCTCAAGGCCGCGACCAAGGCCGTCCTGGTCGACTGGCTGATGGCCAACGGCACGTATGGCCGTGACGAGCTGGAGGCACAGGAGAAGGACGACCTGTGGGCGCTGATCGAGGCCACGGACTAGTTTCGTGACCGACTTCCTTGATGTAGAGGCGTTCGCCGCCAGGTTCCGGCCGCTGTCGGCAGCTGAGAAACTGGTGGCGGCGCCTCTACTGACGGTCGTCTCCGATTGGATACGCGACAAGAAACCGGCCATTGCCGACGATGACCCGGCGGCCAAGGTGGTCACATTCGAGGTCACCCGGGACGCGCTGATGTATGGCGAGTTTGGCCCGGTCTCATCGTTCACCAAGACGGTGGGTCATCGCACCAAACAGGCTGCGATCGATCGCGAAGCCGTCGAGAAGTTCATCGCACGCCGCCACTACCGCATGCTCGGCCTGGCGCTACAGGCCAAGGCGCGCGGCCACTTCCCCAGGGGTGACTACTGATGGACCCCCTGGGCGGGCAGCGGCTCGCGATCGTGTGGGATGTCCCGATGCTCGACGGGCAGGGCAATCCGATCCTGGACGAGTACCGCAAGCCGCAAGTCACCGAACGCGTTGTATGGGTCGATAACTGCCTGTTCGAAGTGCAGTCGACGGCCGAGGACAACCAGGCCATCACCACCACAACCACTGAGCAATCGTGGGCGTTCCTACCGGTCATCGATGGCCATATCCCCGCCGTCGACGGCACCGGTGCCGCCGCGCCGGTCCCGGTCGCCGACATCCGATCGGCGCACCGGATTCGCCACCTGGACCGCGATCACAGCATGGTCGGTGACGCGGTACTCGAATTCGACCTCGACGGCCGCGAAGACCATGTGTTCTGCATCTGCCAGCGCAGGGTCGGCTGATGGCCGCAGATCGCAGACCCAACCCGCTGGTCGCATTGGGTGTGCCGCAGTCCGAGATCGACAAGGCGATCCACACCTCGGCACAAGCCAAAGCCGAGAAGGCGCGCGTCGGCAAGGAGATGGCCGCACACGCCAAGTCCATCTCGCCGGTCGATCACGGCGACTACGGCGCGGCGTGGAAAGTTCAGCAGGGCAAGGGCCGTGACGATGACACCAAGGTCGTCAACGACAACTTCAAAGCCCACTGGATCGAGGACGGCACCGGGGGCACCAGCCCCACACCAGAGTTCGCCGTCGCGGCCCGCACTGCCATCGCGTTCGGCGGCACCGCCGCCGATGTCATCAACAGGCCCGACTGATGACCGTCGCGCTGCATGAGCAGATGCCCCCCAACGCGATCGTGATGATGCTCGCCCACCTGGCACCGCTGGGCCCCTGCGACATCGAACGCAGGCCCGACGATCCGCTGCCGTTCCGCCAGGTCAACATGATTGACGGCACCTACGACGCGAATCTGTTCTACTGCACCGCTGTTCTGTCGATCCACACCTTCGGCAAGACGATCACCGAGGCGCAGCGTGAGGGCATCAAGACCGATCGGCGGATCATGCTGCTCGGCAAAGACATCGTGGATGTGCCCATGCCCGATGGCACGGTCGCCAACGTCGACTACATCGACTTTCAGCAGCTCTCCACGCTGCGCGAATACAAGGCCGACAACGCCTTTCGCCTCAAGGCGATTTGCGAGCTCGGCCTGTCGTTCAACTGATCGTCGCGGTCCCCTGATCGCGTCGCGGCATCCGCCGCACCTCAATCGCCGGAACCCTTTCCGGTTCATCACCCATGGAAGGAGCGTCACATGACGCAACCCGAAACCGGCGCTGACTGGAGCGTCGGCGGATTCACCGACACCGATAGCCGTTTCGCTATCCGAGGCCCGCTCGTTGCCGTATTAGCGCGCGACTATCGCGGCGCGGCCACTGATATCAGCCCGCATGTCTTCAACCCGCTGGCCAAGGATGGCAAGCTGCGCGCGGACCTGTTCGCCCGCCGCAAGGTCGGCGGGTACTGGGTCAACAACCCCGAGCCCAACCAGGGGTGGCTGTTCATCGGCGCCAACACCAAGACTGGCGGCCCCGAGCGTGAGCCGAACATTGATGTCAGCCCGCTGGAGATCTTGCAGTCGAATTACCCGATCGAGAAGGACATCACCAAGATCGAAAAGACGGTGAAGTTCACCCCGATCGAGACCTTGAACCCCGTCGTCAAGGCCCTGCGCAATAACGTTCCGCTGCAGGATGAGGACGGCAACCTGCTCGTGGCAGAACCGGGCCAAGGCGACTATTTCGTGGGCACACCGCTGGAAGCTGATTTCGTTCAGCGACAGCTGCTCTTGGTGCGTGCACGGTCTCGCGCTGGCGGCAAGCTGTACACCGTCGAACCCGTGCCGCTGTGCAAGCTGACCAAGATCGGCGCGGCCAAGATGGACACGGAAGACGCCGACGCCAACGAGCTGGAGTTCTCGCTCGAACCTGACCCGTTCTTCCTGATCCCCGATCCGCGCAACCCGGGCATCCTGATTCCCGGACTGGACGGCGAATGGGTCGGGGGCAAGGGCTGGACCACGATTGCCGGATCACCCAAGGTGTCGAACACCCCGCCGACGGTCACCCCCGGCGCTGCCGGTAAGGCCTCGATCGTGTTCGCCGACCCCACGGGCGCTGGCGATCCGTTCACCTTCGCCGCCGAAAGCACCGTCGATGACGGGACCACCTGGCTGCCCGCAGAGCTCGATGGGCCCGCGGCCTCGTCGGGTGGCAACACCACGGTCAAGGTCAAGGCAGTGGCGGCCGGTGCGACCAAGTTCCGCGTGAAGGTGACCGGCACCAACGGCGCCTCGGTCTACACCCCGAAGTCCGCCGCCGCGACCATCGCCTGATGAACCCTCACCTGGCGGGCGTCGGGCTGCGCCCGCCAGGTGAGCGCCACCGCCATTGCAGCCCGAAACCCCAAGCCCACCAGCCCGAAAGGAATCGCCATGCCTGACAACCAGAGCCACGACAACACCACCGACCCACTGCATCCCGTTGACCCCAAGAAGGCGCGCGAGCAAGCCGCTGACCACCTCGGGTTTATGGCGGGTGTGCCCTTTGACCTTGGCAAAGGCGAAGTTTGGGAGCTGCCCAACCCCGCGTTTCTCGACATCGAGCAGCGCAAGCGGTACCGCGACTATCAGCGCGAAATGAACTCTCTTGATACCGAGCTGGTTGATCATCCCCTCGTCGAGGGAAAGAAGGTAGAGCGAACCATCTACCCGTACCTCAAGGACGGCAAGGATTACGACCCCGACGAGCGGCTGTGCATCGCGCTCATGGGTGAGGACATCTACGCCAAGTTCCTCGACGCGGGCGGTGTTCCCGGCCAGATCGATACGCACTGGAAGGTGATGCAGCGCCAGCTGGAGGAGCGGACAAAGATCGACTCCAAAAGTAATTGAGGCAGTAGCGCTGTGGTGCCGTTGGCCCAATGCGATCGAGGCTGATCTTCGTTTTCGCGGTGTGCGCATCGCTGATTGGCACCAGGGCGCCCGCGATGAGCGCGGCGCCCTGGTGCTTTCCAGCCGCCAACTACTGTCGCTGATCCACCAGCTGCCCGAAGACTCAGAGTTTAAAACCCATGCGCCGCCGCCGTTTGGGCGCGACGGCGACTGGACAGTCATGCAGAAGATCATCGCCGAGACACACAACGAGCTGGCCGCATACCGGGCCAGCAAGTACGCGGGCACCCCGCACGAATACATGTACACCAAGTACTCATCGCCGCTGGCATCTCGCAGACAGCACGAACTTGACTCCGCTGAAAACGAATTCATCGAGTCGGCGCGAGAAGAGCTGCTAGAAGACGCGTTTGGCGACCAATGATCAGGAGGTGAACCATGTCTGTGCAGATACCCATCGGGGCCGCAGCTGATCATCGGTCGTGGAAGCGGGTCGCCGATGACGCCACACGCACGTTCGGCAACGCGGGTAAGGATGCCGGCCGCGATTTCGCCAATGCGCTGGCGGGCAGCTCAAAGGATGTCGAGAAGTCCCTTAAGCGCATGGGCGACAGGGCTTCAGATGCCTACGACAAGGCATCGGATGCCGTTGGTCGACTCAAGTCCGAAGAAGCGCAGCTGCAGCGCCTACGCGACAGCGATGCCGATGGTGCCCGGATCGTGCGCCAGGCCGAAAGGGTAGAGACCGCCCGCCGTGCCGAATCACGCGCCGTCCGTGATGCAACGCAGGCCTATCGCGAATACCAGGAAGCCGCAGAGGAAGCTGGCCGCCGCAACAACACCAACTTCATCGGCGGGATGCGCGCTCAGGCTGGCCAGGCGGCCCAGCTCGGCCGCGACATGGCCGACGGATTCTCGGGCGGATTCACCCATGGCGTGAGCAGTGCGGCATCGATCGCCCGACTCGGCACCGCAGGTGGTCCCATCGGAATGGCACTGTTGGGCTTGGCAGCCGTCGGAGTCCTTGTCGGAAGCCGGATCGCCAGCGGTATCGCCGACGGCATGGCCCAGTTGCGTGTCGAGGATGTGTTCCGCACTCGCATGGGTGTGGACAAGGACACCATGGGCCGGTTCAGTAGCGCCGCAGGTAGCGCATGGGCCAAGGGTTTTGGACAGTCCGCGCAAGAGAATCTGTCGACGCTCGACGTGGGATTCCAGGCACGGCTGATCAACGCGAACACCAGTGAGCAGGACGCGCAGAAGTTCGTCGAACGCATGCAGACAGTCCAAGCGTTCACCGGCGAAGATGCCCGCTCGCTGGCACTCGGAGCGCGTGGTCTCGTCTCCGGCGGCATGGTCAAGAGCTATGTCGATGCCTTCGACCTGATCCTCGGCGCGCAGCAAAAGGGCCTCAATCTCACCGGCGACATGATGGACACACTCAACGAGTACGCCATCAACTTCAAAAACCTCGGACTAACCGGCGGCGAGGCACTGGGCCTGATCAACCAGATGTACGAGGCGAACATCCGCAACACCGATCTGGCCGCAGACTCATTGCGCGAGTTCGCCATCAGCGCCAACGACGGCTCGGTCAGCACGCGTGCGGCGTTCAAGGCCTTAGGATTCGACTCCGACGCGATGGGCAAGTCTTTCGCCGCGGGCGGGGACGAAGCCAAAAGGGCGTTCGAGGCCATCATGGTCGCAATGGCGGCCATCGAGGACCCGCAACAGCGCACGAACATCGGGCTGGCGCTGTTCAAGACCCGATGGGAAGAAGCCAACACCGCCATCGCTGCCATGGACCTCAAGAAGGCCGGACAGCAGTTCGACGACATCAAGGGCAAGACCGACAAGGCAACTGACACCCTGCAGGAGCACGCCAGCGGTTGGACCAAGCTGGGCGACACTATCTCCAACGAGATAGACAAGATCGAAAAGAGGCTCGCCAACACCTCATTCGTGAAGTTCTTCAGTCAGAGCATCCCGAACTGGATTGGCGAGCAGGTAACCCACCCCGTCTACGGCGGGTCGGGAGGCGGGCGAAACAACGCGGGCGATGAGATCACCGCGCCGACGACCCCGGTTCAGCTCGACCCGAATCTGCCCGGCGCTTTCGTCCCCGCGCCGGGCAGCACCGCCAACGCTATCGGCGACGGCGTGGGGCTCGGACTGGGCAACTTGATCAATCCCACACCAGGCATCCCGGTACCGGCCAACTCACCACTGGCTCCCAAGCCACAGGGTCCCGCAGGCCCGGCGCCAGCCGGCCCGGGAATGCCGTTCGATGAGGCCAAGAAGCAGATCGAGGCGGCCGACAAGGGCGACAAGACCAAGCCCCCCATCGATCCGAGTCTTTGGTCGGTGGAGTCAAAGCCCGTCGCCATGCCGCCAGGATTGGCCACGGCGCCCACCGCAGCGCCCGGAGTGCTCGTCTCATCTCCCAAGGGCGGCCCCGGTCTCGGTCGCTACGAGGTTGACCCCATGCGCGTGTATGACGCTGAGTCGTCGGCGATCCGGGCCAAGAACTCCCTGGAGCAGGACCGCATTGCGTTGATCCGGCTGGAGCAGCAGGGCAACGCCGATCAGGACGCGCTGCTGCGAGCGCGCAACCAGGTTGCCGACGCCGAACGCTCGTACGTCTCGGCGCAGATGAAACTGGCCGAGGCACAGCAAGGTACGTGGAAGAAACTGGAGAGCTCTACGCAGGGCCTCGCCGACGGCATGGGCCAGATCGGTGCGGCACTGGACAAGGATTTCGGAATCTCCAAGGGCCTGCCGGGGCTGGCCGAGAACCTAACCAAGTTCCTGGCCAATATGGCGGCGGCCCCGATCCTTGGCCAGCTCGGCGCGGTCAGCCAGCTCAACCCATCCAAGGGCGGATACGGCGCCATGGGCATCCTGGCCGCCCAGGGCGTGTTTGGGCCGCAGTACACAGGTGTTGCCCAGGACGCTGCCATGGCGGGCATCGGGCCGATGGCGCTGCAACAGGGTGCAAATCCCAACCTCGCCGCGATGTATGCATTGGCCGCGCGAGGCGGAAAGTACGCCCCGGCATCTGATCTGCAGAACGGGCTGGCCGACTGCTCGGGTGCCGTCTCGGATTTGGTGGAGGTGCTGCGCGACGGAAAGTCCTCACCGGCAAGGCTGTTCGATACCACTGCGTTCGCCACCGATGCCAGCGCCGCCAAGCTCGGCTTCCTGCCCGGATACCAGCCGGGTGCCTTCAATGTCGGCGTGAATCCCCTGCCGGGGCAGCAGGGCCACATGGCCGCGACGCTGCCCAACGGCATGAATTTCGAATCTGGTGGAGGACATGGCCCCATGCTGGGAGGCTCGGCGGCCGGTGCCCTCGATAAGCAGTTCCCCAAGCAGTACTACATGCCCCTTGGTTCGGGCACGTCGAGCGCACCGTCGCCGCAGCCGATCGGGCCCACGGTCGATTACCGGGCGCTCTACCCCAAGTCGGCCAGTCCTGACGTAGCGGTCACCGGTAATCCGTCCCTGGGCGGTACCGATCCGGTGATGAGCGATCCGACGCTGACTAATCCCGCTCTGACGGCAGGTATTCCGGCCGCTGGCGGGTGGGGTGGGGCTACCGGGCCTGCGCAGGCGTGGAGCCCGTCATCGACGCGCATTGGTGGTGTGGAACCGGCGACTGGTTCGGGTGCAGGCGGGGTCGGTATCACTCCCGGCGGCACCATCGATACCGCGATCGGGATGGCCGCCTCGGCGGCCGACATCTTCGCCCCGGGTGCCGGTCAGGCGGCGCAGACCGGAATCAAGCTGGCCAACAGGGCAATTCAGTTCGGTGCGCAGGCTGCAGGTATCGGGGTGCAGGGCTTGATGGATACGGTGCTGCCGACCGCGGGCTCGGAGCTGGCCAACAAGAGCTGGCTGACCAAGATCCTCGGTGGTGTCGCTGGTGCTGCCCCGGCGATCCCGAACGTGGCCGGCAAGGCGACCGCGCCACCAAATCCGAATCAGGGCGACCCGAACGCCCAAGGCGGCCCCGTCAAGGCGGGCGACACCAATATTCACGTCACCAACAACCGCGCCACCGAGGACGGCACCGGCCGCGATATCGCGTTTCATCAGCAGGCCCGCAACTCCGGGCCGGGGATGTGACCGTGACGATCCGCTATCCGGCCAACCCCGTCACACCCCATGGCTGGTATCACCTCGTCAACGGCGAAAAGCCCATGATGCGCCTGACCGCCTTTGACGGGTCGGTCGAGATGTTCATGATCGGCGGGTACGCGATTCCCGACCCGTACACGGCGCCAGAAGCGGTGCATTTGATCGACCTCGAAGGCCTGATCGCGCCATGGAAGCACGTCACCCAGAAGGGTGCGACCGAGGATGGCGTTCACCATATCGACGCGTTTTTGGATCCGGTCGAGGTCAAGCTCACGGTCAAGTGCCGGGGCCGCAACGCCGCGCGCACGCGCCGGGTCTATCGGCATCTGATCGATTCGCTGGATGCCATCAAGTGTTCCCGGCTGGACTTTTTCGATCACGATGCCGGGTATTGGTGGGCCGACGTGCGCTGGTTCCAAGGCGGGCAACCCGATCCGGTTTCGGCTATGCGCAAGGGCACCTCGCAGAAAGCCACGTTGCGGCTACAGGCCGACACCGGCACCTGGAAGTCGTTCGACCACGCGGACTCGTTCGCGTTCACCTACGACGCGATGACCGACACCTTCGCGACCGATCATCGCCAAACCAAGGATCTCGGCGCGGTTCCGCAGCGCTACAGCGGCCCCGGCGGCGGTTTCTGCACCTCCTACAACGACCAAATGCGTTGGTGGGACGACCCCGAACACGGGTTTGGCACCCAATGGCGCCGGGTCATCAACGGGCCCTGGCCGGATTTCGACACCGATACCGATAACCAGGTCGTCTCCCAGGTGCACGGGGGATTTCAGGAGTGGTCGGTGCCCGACTCGGGCCGAAACATCCTGGGCGCGCGCATGAACCGCAATCCTGACGGCAGCTGGGCGGGCGACGGGGTGTTCGTCGAGTACGGCGCCGGATACCTGCGCCTGTACTACACGATCAACTTCGTTGAGACCACCTTGCGCAGCTGGCCGCTGGCCATCCCCATCGGCCCGCTGCCGGGCGAGAAGTTCACACTGGTGTGCGGCACCGAGGATCACCCGCGCACGTTCCGCGTGCTGCGCAACGACATGGAGATCTTGTCGGTCACCGAAACCGGCACGGGCTCGCCCCTGGGGGCAGCGCATCGGGGCGTCGGCAACGGCATGTTCGCCGCCGGTGCGGTGATCAGCCAGGCAACGCCGTCCTCTATCCGCAAGCTGTCCGCGGGCGATAACGCTGCCGTCGCGCAAACCGGGTTCCTCAAGCGCATCAACATCGGTGATCAGGACATGTACGACGACTACGTGCTGTTCGGGCCGTTCACCAAGGTCAAGATCTACGACGGGCCCGGCTCGGACGAATATGTCGAATTCGGACCGCTGCTACCCAATCAAGTGGTGTTTTTGCGCACCGATCCGCGCGTACACACCACCTTGGTGCAAGACCTAACTTCGGTGCCGCCCTCACCGCAAGAACTCGATTTGTTCCAGGAGGCGATCGAGAAGTTCATGAGCTTTGCGGGCATGAACGGTACGACGTTCGCCGATCAGATCAAGTCGCAGTTCGGCATCACCCCGCCGCAGGGCCCGCTGTACAAGTACCTCAAGGGCCGCTTTTCCAAGAACGCGGCGATACCACCGAAATCACCGGGCAATCCCGCGCAGCCGTATTTCGTGAAGGTCTCGATCGAGGGCGGCAACGCCGACTCCAAGATCATCGCCTCGGGCACGCCGCGACGGAGATACCCGCTCTAATGCGCAATGCGTTGCGCCCCTGCGATCCAGGGGCCATCTCGTGATGCCCATATCCGATGAGCAGCGCTGGGAGGCCGCCAAGCGCTCGGGCGATATCGCGCGGATCGCCACCACCGCCCGCGCCCTGACCGAGAAAAACTCGAAGGTCGACACCAGCTATCGGTTCACCGTCTGCGACAAGATGTGGACCCCGATGGCCTCGGTGGGCTCGGACCTGATGGAGGGTTCGGGCGCCCGGCCGCGCAACGACTGCCCCACCGGAAAGCTGATGCTCAAGGGCAGCTCGCCACTGATCCAGATGTTCATGGACTGCCGCAACACCCTGGTCGGGGTCGAGATGGAAACCGCCGGCAGCCGACAGAACTTCTACACCAAGGTTCACCGCTACCGCTACGAAAAGGGCGCGTGGACAGGCAATGTCGAGATGCGCGGCATTTGGGACATCCTGAACTACTACGTGATCTGGCCGACGTGGTGGCTTCCCCTTGCCGCCCAGCCCATTTCGCACGCCATATTCATCTGGGCGCTACAGACCTGTGTGGAGAACATGGTCGCCGAATGCGCGCTGCGCATCCAGTCCGGGTGGCTGGAGTTCGTCAACAACGGCCTGTCGCTCAACGGCGACATCCGGGCATGGATGGGCACCATCTTGCAAGCCCTCAAGCGTGACGGGCTCTCGGTGCAGACCTTCGGCAAGATGCTGCGCACCCCCACCTATGTGCAGCGCACCAACCCGTTCCTGGACACATCGCCCATGTGCGCCAAGACCGTTCGCATGGAAACCTGCGGAACGGTCATCAAGGATGTCACCCGCGCATACGGTGTGGACACCCGCATGGACCTGTGGCGGCCCGGCGACCCGCAACCGGACAAGTGGGCCAACCTCGATTCGCCCACCTACGTCTTTTCCACCCGGGACCGCCAGCAGATCTCGGGACCCACCAAAACCGTTGCCGATTCGGTGATCAAGACGGTGATCGACCTCGGCGGATCACTCGGCGACATCTTCAAGCCAGTCATCCAGCAGGTACCCGGTATGAACGGGGTGTTCTACGCCCCCAAGCTCGGTGTCGATTTCGAGCAGCCCTACGCCTACGTCGTCGCCCCCGAAGAGGGCGAGGACTCCAACATCATCAACTGCGAAATCGCCGACCACACCCCCGAGGGCTGGCAACACATCATCGGCGGCCGTTCTCCAAAGTGGTTGAACGACTTAATGAATGCCACCTTCGCATGGTTGATCGATTCGTTGATGATCGTGGTCGGGTTCTCCGGCATCCCGTCAGATCTGCTCTCGGGATTCCTGAACAACAGCTTCCTGGCGTTCCAGATGGTCCAGGTGTACCAGGTCCGCGACGAGGTGGGCCCCTTTCATCCGGCCATCGAGCGGTTCTACCCGACCGCCAGCGCCCCGTACAACATCGAAACCATGTTCGCGTTCATCAACGCGATTTTCGATGCCCAAGGCACTACCACGGCGCAGGTCACTTTCCGCAACGGTGACCAATATGCCTTGGGCCGAGACATTTTCGAGGGCGGCCTGATGTCGCTGGTGTATCACCGCCGAACCAAGATGATCACCGACTACATCGAAAACACCATGTGGCGCATCACCCCCACCGAGCAGACCACCCTGGTGCAGCTCGGTGACGGCCGCCGCGACGAGGCCCCGCTCGGCAGGATTCAACGCTTCATCACTGGCGCATTCGAAGCCATCAACGTCATCACACTGGCCCCCCAGTCCTAACCGGAGGTAACCCACATGGCTTGGCCTATCGTCGATTTCAACGGCGCACGCTACTACCGGGGACAGGGCTACACCCTGGTCCCGGTCGACGGCACCGGGGTGGCGCACGTGCTGCTGCGCGAAGACGGCGGAATCATGGGAGGGGTGTCCGGGGTCGAGCAGGGCCCGCCCGGAAAGCACGCCGAGTTCGACGAGAAGATCGACCTGACACCACTGGCCCCCGAAGACGCGACACCCGATTCAGCATTTTTTGAACTCATCACTCCCCCAACGGATACCACGCCCGGCAGGTGGAAGATGCACCTGGCGCTACACACCGGCAAGACCGGTAAAGACGGCGCGACACGCTGGAATCCGCTGGACCTGTCGACCAATCCCAAGGCGGGGTGGATTCCGGCCGTCAAAACCGACCTACTCGGTTTTGAGCTTGTGCCGCAAAAGGTTGCCGAGGTGTTCTACCCGGGCGAGATCAAGAACATCGGTACGGGCAACGCGAACGGGACTATGGCCGCGATCGACATCCCTCCCCGCCCGTGGCCTCGGCGCATCCGCGCACAAGGCCAAACGGTCGTTACCGGCGAAGCGGCCGACGTGCGCGTGAATCTGCTGGCCCGGCTCAACGGCGAGGCCAACGGCAACATCGTGGGCCGCTGCGTGGGCATCGCCCAGACTGATCGGCTGGCGTTCTCACCGGGCAAGCCCATCGGCCCCGGCAGCACCACCGACGACTACGACACCATTCCCGCTGGCACCTCGGCCACCGTACACATCCGGTGCGAGCGCCAGACCGGCACATCGACGTACACCGCCACCGCCGCGATGTCGCACTTCAACATCGAGGCCTGGCCGCTGTGACCGACAACCGGCCCGAGATCCCCGATTGGGCAAGAGATGTCCCCTCGGCCCCGGTACACCGCGAGCAGGGCGGCGGTCTCACGCGACCGTTCACAGCCCAACAGCTCCAGGAGTTCGGCAAGGGGTTCATTGAGCAGTTCCTCGGTCGCGTGGTGCTCGCGGTCATGGGGCACCTCATTCCCGGCGTGGGTTCGTTTGATCAGCTGCGCGAGTGGGCCAAAGACAAACCTGGTCTCGGCGATCTGGTCGAGCTGCTGACCGGGATCGAGGACGGCGACGAAAATGATTTAGGGACATGGGCGCTCGGTATCCGCAACGCCCTGGCTGGCATCGATCTGGCCCACCCCGAATCGATCCTGACTGCTATCGCCAAGGTGGCGGGCCAGTTCCTCAAGGGCGTGATACCGGCGTCGTGGGTGGCTGATGTGGCCCACGACCTACTGGGCGGCGCTGGCGGATTCACCGACCCGAAGATGGTCGAGGACAACCCGTACTGGCGATTCGACGCCGCCCAGAACGGGCACCTGTCGGGTAAGTCGATCTACCTCAACGCCGATGGCCAGCTGCATGCGATCAGCATCAAAGACCCGTTCAACGTAGCTGCCGGCCAGGCGGTGGACATCTCCGCATCGGCGATGTGGCAAGGCGTCTCGGCTGCAGCGGGGTCCAATCCGATCCGGTTGTGCATCACCCCGTTTGCCTCCGATGGCACCAAACTCCCCGATATCGTCATCAAGAAAATTCAGCCCGTGGCCGCGGATTCGTCCTGGATACGTGCCAGCTTGAGCGGCTCGTGGACGGTGCCGACCGACGGATCGGTCAAGTCCGCGACAGTGACCCTGGTGGTCACCGAGGGCGCCACCGACGGCCGCATCCACTTCTCCAACGTCACCTCGGTCATGTCGAACCTCGGGCCGCTGCTCGGCAAGTGGAGATCGTTCTTTGACACCCTTGGCGGCAAAGCCAATTCGGACATCGCCGATTTCGAGCAGCGATTCGCCGCGATCACCGCCGACGGCAAGATCACCGCCGAGGAAATCATCGGGCTACTCGGGTTGGGCAATATCCCGAAGCTGCCCCCGGCCAAGGTGCACAGCCCGATCGGCAGCACCGACATCGGAGAAGACCTCAAGGACACGTGGAACAACTTCTGGAACGCGGTATTTGGGGACGGATCTAGTGGCAGGGGTCCTGTCGATGTATCCACCGCGACCGCTGCCCTCAAGAAAAAGGCCGATGACGCGTACGCAGCCGCGGTGTACGCCACCGACGTTGTGAACCTGCCACGACTGACCCCCCGCTGGATGTCCACAGGCATCAACGACGATGTGTCGTTCCCCATCATCAATGCACAGTCGACATTCGTACCGGCCGACCAAAAGCTGGTGTTCATCCCCATCACGCCGGGTGTCGAGCGCACGTATCGAACCGTGAAATTCGCCATCACCGGCAATGGCATGACGCAGTGCTACGTGGGCGTGTACCGGATCAATGAGTCGCTGCAAATTCAGAAGGCCGTCGACCTCGGGAACGTCAAGGCACGGCTATCGGGCACCAGCCGCGTGCAAGCTCTGACAATTCCGTCGCCGGGATTGACGGTACCCAAGGGCCACACCGCCTTCATCGGTGTGCTGCAGGTCGGCAACCCGCAGGGCCTCTACACCACACCGGCCATGCCGACCGTGCTGGAAGTCGTGCAGAACATCCCCCTGTTCTTCACCCAGGACGGCGGCACCGGCTACACCTCCCTGCCCACCCTGGTGGGCGGGCACGTGGAATTCACGCCGGTATGGGGCGCCCTGGGCGAGTCGACCAACTTGGCAGATCAATGGACCGAGTACTCACCCACCGGGTCGAACCTGCCCCTGTCCGTCTACGACATCCCCAGCGCCAGCACCGTGCTGTACCTGGCGGGCTGCGGTGGCGGTGGTGGAGGCGGCGGCGGTGACGGCGGCTGGAACAAGCCCGGCGAGGGGGGCGGCGGCGGTTCCTGGAACTCGCTACGGCTGGAGCGCGGCGTCGACATCCCGGTGTCCGTCACTCAGATCACGGTGCAGTCCGAGCGTGTGGGTTCACCCACAGGTATTGGCGGCGAGCCCGGCAGCAAGGAGACCGACGGCAAGCCGGGCCACGACATCGTGTTCCGCAACGGCACCGACAACAGCGAAATTCTGCGCTGCGCTGGTGGCCGACTGGGGCGCCTGGCCTATGGCAGCTTCTACAACCGCGACTCGGTGGGCTACGGCCCCGGCGATCTCGGGTTCTCCGCGCGCCTGTTCAAGGGCGGGCAGAACACCCCGCCCAGCGCTTCGGTAGGTGCGGCCAACGGAGCCCCGGGCAACGGGCCCGGTGGCGGCGGCGCGGGCGGTGCCGGTGGTACCGGGGGCAGCGCCGGTACCGGCGGCTGGGGTGCCGCGGGGTACGCCGCGATCAAGGCGGTCTGATGCCCTGGTCCACCCATCCGTCTGCGCCCTCGGGGCAATCGAGTAGGTGGTCGACCAAGCCCGATCCGCCCTCGCCGCCATCCATGGGCAAGTGGGTCTGGATGCCACGGGTCACCGTCGCGGACTCGGCAGTCGGCGCCGATCTGGCCCATCTGCTGCGGGTGGCCCACACGGGCATCGATCAGGGTGTTAGCGCAGACCTCGCCGTCGCAGGAGTGGGCCTACGCGCCAGCGATGCCGGCCGGGGCGCCGACCTGGCGCGGGCGAAGCTGCGCGTGGCTGCACGAGACGCCGGGATAGGTGCCGACACGGCCCGCCCCGGTGTGCGCGCCACCGATTCGGCCGTGGCCGCCGAGATGGCGCAGATGCTCCCCCGCCTGGCCGCCGTCGGTGCCGCCACGGCCGCCGATATCGCGGTGCTGTCGCGGGTTCGGCTTCCCTCCAGCGCCAGTCAAGCCATCGGGGCCGATACCGCCACCGCCCGATTCAGTCCGCAACCGGCAGCGCTGACCGCGATCACCGCAGTCGGCACGACCGTGGTCCCGATCCCGGTGTGGTGCCGCTATCTCGATCTGGCGCTGGTCGGCGCTGGCGGCGGCGGTGCGAGCTCGGGCACGTTCTACCTACTCGGCGGCTTCCCCGGCAGCCCGGGAACCTGGGCCACCACCACTTTGGAGCGCGGCATCCACATTCCCTGGACCACAACAACCCTGACATTCGTCATCGGCGCAGGCGGTGCCAAGGGTAGCGGCGGTTTCGCCGGAACCGCGGGCGGCCCAGGTGCGGCAACCACCGCTATCGGCGACGGATGGGCGGGCCTGTCCGCTGCTGGCGGCGCTGGTGGCCCGCAGCACCCCACCGGCATCAACGCCAACGACGGCCCCGGCCCGGGCGACAAGACCTACAACGGCGTGACCTACCCGGGTGGTGCCACGCAAACCTCCGATGGCGCAACGGGCTACGCGCCCGGCGGTGCCGGTGCCGGCGGTGCCAACTTCGGCGGCCCCGGCGGCATCGGCGGCGCGGGCGGTGCCTGGTGCCGCGCATACCAGTAACCGCAGGAGGGACCACCCAAACATGGCCAACCCCAACGACATCGACAACTACTCATTCCGAATCCACTTCTACAGCAGACGCGAAACCTCCTATTTCGACATCTACATGAACGACGGCCCAATCGGACTGATCAACGGAAACTACTACCTCGACGCGGCCCCACACGACCCGAACGTCGGCGAATGCCTCCTGCAATACGTCCCCAAGCTCAACACCACCATCTGGGACTTTGACGACGACAGCCTTCCGGTCAACACCGAGGACTACCTCTGGTACCAGGTCAACGAAACCTACGTCATCACAGGCGATTACCAGCCCTTCGGCGGCCTGATGATCGAGGGCCAACTCGGATGCGCCTACCTCAAATCCGCCATCGCCCCCTACAGAGACCACCAATGGACGACCGAATCACCCCGCAACGTCGCGCTGGGATACACCCCGCGCATCAGCGGATGGACCACCTGGGAAACCCCGTAACCAACAGAAAGGCCCCCGCATGTCCGAATACCAGGGCGCGCACCGACGCGCCTGCTGCGCCGCAATCACCGCACTCGGCAACCGAATCGGCCTATTCGCCGGTTCCACCCGGGTAGGAACCGCCTACGCCGACACCACCTGGGCCACCCCAGTCGATGTCACCGAATCCGGCATCGACAAGGCATCATCCACCGGCTCGCTGGTAACCATCTCGGTACCTGGCGGCACCGTCGCAAACGGCACGGTGATCAACCGGTACGGCGTGTTCAACGGCGCGACCCTGCTGCGCACCGAGGCACTACCGGTCTCCCTGACCGTCAACGACGGATCGCAGCCGTTGCAAGTCGATGTCACACCAACATTCAAGTTCTGGGGGGTGTAGTCATGGCCCGCCAGCTGCTCAAGCACTCGGCCTTCTACGCCGCACTTGCCGCCATCTCATTCCGGCTGGGCTGGTGGGCATCCGACCGCCTGTCCTCCTACGCCCAAGAGATCGACCCCCGCATCGAAAGGAAGTACACCCGATGAGTTTCCGCACCGCCTACGGCAATACGGTGTCCGAGAACGGTTGGCGTATGTGCAACCGGGACGAATGCGACATCGTGCGCATACCCGAGCTGTACCTCGTGGACACCGCACCGCTGCGCAAGGGCGCCCCGCTGACCATCCTGGGCGCCTGGCTGTACTGGTATGACCGCAACGTCGAAGAGATCACCTCGCCTGTATGGGGCTGGTCGGCCACAAACGATGTCGCCAACAGTAATCACCTGGCAGGCACCGCTGTTGACGTGATGGCACCCAAGTACCCCTGGCAGCGGTACACGATGGATGCCGCCACGCAGGCCAAGGTCCGCAAGGGCCTGGCGCTGTTCGAGGGCTCGGTGTTCTGGGGCCGCGACTGGTCGCGCCCCGACGAGATGCACTACCAGATGGCCTGGCCCGAGGGCGACAAGCGCAATGACGCGTTCGCCGCCAAGCTGCGCGCCGGATACCTCGGCATCTACGCGCCCGCGCAGCCCCCGGCGGTCGATCCTATTGTGCTACACCAGAAATTCGTCCAAGAAGCTCCCGACCGCAAGCTACTTGAATACATCGCCGAACAACTCGGGCCAGGACATCCTGACTGGGCATCGAAGGGCATGACGCTGCGCGACAAGGTGTGGTCCAAGTGATCCGCATCGGAGACCGCAATGAAACGGTCCGGCGGTGGCGGGCTGTGATGAACGACTGGTTTGGGCCGCTGTACACCCGGCTGCTGGGGCCGCTGCCCCGCGACACCGACGAGTTCGGGCCGCGCGCTGCCCTGTGGGCCGCCGAGTATCAGCGCCGCACCGGCCAGATCCCCACCGGGCAGGTGTCCGATGATGACCTACGCGCGCTGGGCATTGCGCCCCCGGCCCCGCCCGCCAATCGCCACCTGGGCCTAATGTTCCGGGGCACCGGAGGCATCATCGGCCAGGACTACGTATCTCGCGTCATGCAGGCCGTGGCCAACCTCGTTGAGGAAGTGCACCCCGAATTCGCCGCAACCATGGGCGGTCTGCCGGTCGGCGCCGCGGGCAGCATCAACGACATTTCGATGGCCAAGGCCGTGGACATCGCGGTGGCCGACGCACAACGCATCTTCGCCGAGCGCTACCGGATCAACCCCAACGTCAAGGTTGTCATCGGCGGATACTCGGCCGGCGCGGTCGCGGGCGCCCGGTTCCGCGCGTGGCTGGCCGAGCACTACCCGGACAACTACCTGTGCTCATTCAGCTTTGGTGACCCCACCCGGCCCCACGGTGGCAGCTACTACGGTGGTCCGGTCCTTGCCGGGCAAGGCATCTCGTCATGGCGCTACGGCGACACTGGAGACTACCGGCACTGCTGGCTCACCGACCCCGGCGACATGTACGGCAATATCCCGCTCGGTGTGGTCGGGGACATCATGGACGACTGTTTCGACATGGTGACCGCATTCCAGATCACTGACCCACTCGGGGCCGCTGGCGCCATCCTGCCCAAGATCCCCGAAATTGCCGCCAAGGCCTTGGGTATCGAGCTGCCCGCCATATTCGGCGCGCTCACTGGCGGCCCCAACGGTATCGCCGCGCTCGGCCTACCCATGGTGCTCGGCGGTCTACAGGGACTACTCGGCTGGGGCGATATCAACAAGCTCACCGGGCCCGCGGCGGCGGCGCAAGCCGCCCTGATCGCGCTGCGTTTCGTCACCACCAGCCCACCGACCGCCGCACACATTCAATACGAGTACCGCGAAGTCTGGCCCGGCCAAACCTATCTCGGCCTGGCCATCCAGCACGTGCGCGACTGGGCCAGCCGCACCCCCGCCATAGCCGCGTAGATCAGTCCGCCCCCGCGCGAGGAGAGCGCGCAGGGACTCCCCACACCGTAGCGCTCCCTATCCATGGCGCCATCGAAAAAACTCCCCCTGAACTGCCCAAACGCAGTTATCCACAACCCAACCGCCGAGAGGACCGTCATGCACATCACCATCCCGCCCTGGCTCAAGGACGCCGCCGTTGACGCTGCCGAGCGCGCTATCAAGACGTTCGCGGGTGGCTTCATCGTCGGCGCCAACCTGGCCGACGCCGCGGTGAACGCAGCCCTGACCGAGATCGATTGGCAGAGCGGTATCAATGTCGGCGCCGGGACGCTGGCGGTATCGCTCATCTTCTCTGCGGCATCGATCAAGCTGGGCCGATCCGGTACCGCCTCGGCCACTAAGGCGGTCGTACCGTCCAGCCTGTTCAAGCTCGTGGCGGGCAGCGGCCGGTGATCCTGCTGACCGAAATGGTGGATGTCAGCAGCATCGATACCCCAAAGCAGTTCGCGGCACTCACGATGGCGCTACTCGCCCCGATCTGCGGATCGGTCGCGGTGGCCTGGGCCACGGCCACGTTCGCGCACCGCAAGAAGCTGGGCGCTATCGCCGCCGATACCGGAGCCATCCGTGAGCAGACCGAGAACGACCATGAGACCAACATGCGCGTTGATCTCGACGAAATTCTCAAGGGGATCAAGCGAATCGAGGAACAACAGGGCCAGCAGGCCCGCGACATCGGAGGCCTGCGCGAGGAAATGCGAACCGAGCGGACCGAGCGCGGGAGGGCAGACCAGCACATCCGAGAGCTGATCGAGCGCTGGCCACACTAATTGCAGGCCAACGAAATAGCGCCCCTCACCTCGACCCGGTGAGGGGCGCTATTGGTGTTTCTAGTGCACTAATCCAGCACGCGGGCCCGGCTTTGCGTTGTGCCGTTTCTGTCCACCACCGCATCGCAGGTGTAGGGACGCATCCCCGTGTAACCACCAAACGCGTTCTTGGCGTTGACATTGCCCGTCACCGTAAAGTAGGTATCACCGCGGTCGGGCGAGTAGTCCAACTCGGGATCACGCCCACCTCCATGCGCCACGCCTTCACGGGCCACCTCATCGGCGAACTTCGCACTCTCCGGGTCACGCATGCGCTTCAAGAGAGCGGACTGGCATGTCTCGATCGCGTACTTTTGCCTCACTTCAACGCTCACACCAACGTTCCCGGATTGGCCCGACAGCCCTATTGCGCACGCCGCCATGAACGCCAGCAGCCCGACAAATACCCCCAGACACACCCACAACGCTTTCGCCGGGGCGCCCATCTCTCTCGCCATGGACGGCAGATTACAAGATCACGCCCAGGTCAGAAGTGGCAACAGGAGTGCCCACACATCGGTGGGCATAGCTCGACGGATCAGAGTAGATCGGCGAAGGGCGCGCGCTTTTCCTCACTACCGATCCGACGCAGGTAGTCAATTGCGCTAACTCCATTGTTCGCGGGCCGGTAAGGGTCGGCGCCACGGTCACGGAGAAATTGGATGATCTCGCCAGCGCCCGAGGTGGTGTTGCCAACAGCGATATTGAGCGGGGTCTCGCCCTTGTTGTTGGCGTGTTCCAGATCGGCGCCCGCGTCGAGCAGGTAGCGCACTATTTCAACGCTGTCGTCGGCCACCGCGGCATGTAGCGGCGTTGATCCGTCGTCATCGGCGGCGTTGACATCGGCGCCGGAATCAATCAGGTGGCGGGTGTTCGCAAGCCGGTATTCGACGCTGATCTGGTGTAGTTCAGCGATGCGCGCCGGATCGGTTTCCATCCAGGCGTTTACCTGGTCGTCTGGTCCGTCGATTACCGCGTAGTGCAGCGGGGTACGGCCCGCGCGATCACGGCTGTGTACGTCGACCATTTCATCGTCCTCTGGGTGCTTCGAATTGGTGGCTCACGTTTCCGGGGCCGTCTTCTATTTGGTAGATCTTCGGGTTGTTCATAGCGTCCAGCCATTGCTGCCGGGTCCAGTTGTTCGCGGCGGCGTGTTCCTGCCATCGCCACAGCTCTTGATTGGCCTTGTGGCCATAATGCCAAACTGGGTCGACGGGATACTTGATACCACCAGAATCGACGTAGTACTTTCCATCAGCCGTTTTCGGAAGCGAAAGAATCTGCGGCTCATAGGATTTTTCGACCGGCACATACACATTTCGATCGGTGGCACTGATGTAGTACTTGCCGTCAGCTGTCTTGTCGGCCGCCGCCTGCACCGCGCGCTCAGTCCCTACCCGCAAACCACTTGGGCGACTGTATAGTTCGGCCATAGTAAGCTCCGGCACAAGCCCTGCACCCTCGGCCAGGAACAGCGAGGCGCGCGAGTTCATGAGCGGGCCAAGGGTCTGAATTGAGCGGACTAGATTCGCCCCAGCCGCGACGTTCGGGAGGCCGGAAAGCTGAGCAGCGGCGCGAAATTCGTTGAGAATGGCCGCTATTCGCTCGCCGGTGGCCACCAGACGTGCGGTGTCCACCATTTTGGATACAGCTTCGCTACCGCCGATCGTCAGCGGTACCAGGACGGCTGCTACCGCCTCGGTGGCCACGACGGTACCGCCGAGGATCAACATTTCGTTGGTGACGCGGTTGTGCACGTCCTCGATACGGTTGGCCAGGTCGCCGCATGTCTTGCCGATCGCGGCCCACTCGGTCTGCAGCAGCTTGACCGCATCGTACGCGAGGGTCATCGACGCGACAGCCTGTGGGATCTCCGGTGAACGCTGGTGGCTCACGTCGGTGATCGGGTTGGCGCCGTCGCGCGGGAAGAAAGCGCGCCGGATAGCTCCCTCTATCTCTTCGCCATTGACACACCACGTGTTCATGGCCTGGCGCAGCTTCTCGGGGTCACCGTTCGGCCAGACTGCGCCCTGGACGTATTTCTCGATCGAGGACCACCAGCTTGGCGGGGCCGACCCGCCGAGCGCCGAGGGGATCGACGGCGTGGTGATCGACGGTGTTACCGGTGGTGCCGAGGCCGGAACGGTCTGGCCGTTCGGCGCCGAGGCGCTGTCGGCGTTCTCGTGATTCACCGCTGTCGCGAACAGCAGATCAGCGCAGGTGTTCAGCGCATTCACCGCGTACGCGCCAGCGTCCATGCCGTCCTTGGCGGCGGGGTCATACTCGTTGCAGAAGTCTTTGGCGCCGTTGTCGTTGCCGGCCATGCCCGATAGCCCGCTGAGCTTGTTGTGCAGGCCGTCAACGCCCTGTTTCACATCGCGTGCGAGCTGCTGGTACTTGAGGGCTGCACGCTTGACTGCTGCGGGGTCGAAATCCTGTGTCATGGCCACATCCGCTGGTTGTGCTCGCCGACGCCGCGGTAGTTGCGGTGGGCCTTGCTGGCCGCTTCCTCCAATGCTTCCTCGGCCTTGCGCATCTCGGCAACGCCGTCCATCCACTGCTGATGATTGGCGAGCTGAGCCGCAGCGTCGGCACCCGTCCAATCGACGTGCAGGTCATTGATGCGCCGGTCGACCTCGGCGATGCGGCGCTCGGCGGCACGGTCGAACGCGGCCATTTGGTCGATGAACGCCTGCAGCGCGTCGAGGTCTACGCGGTAGGGGATCGAATCGTCGTGCATCGCTATACCCCTGAGATGCCCAATGCGGACGAGCCGTCGGTCTGCTGGAACGCATACCCGTGCTGCGCGAGGGCGACGGCGGTGGAGTCCAGCGCGGCGATCGCCTTCTGGGCGCCTTGGCGCCATTCGTCGAACTCAGGCCCGTACGCCCGTGATGCCACACCATCCCACGTGCTCACGAGGTCTTCCCATCTGTGCGTCAGCTGCTCCAGCTCCCGCTGCAAATCGCGTGCTACCTCGGCGGCAAGGCCGGAAACAGCATGGACCTGCGCCGGATCGACATTCAACGGTGCAGACATCGCGCCCCCCTGACCCCCGTGGTTAACCAACTACGGGCACAGTACACCCGCGACTAGGCGGACACGGGTTTGAGCGAGAACATCGGAATTACGCCCCATGGACTGATCAAGATCAGCTAATCTTCATTCCGCACGAGGCGCAGTGGCGTGTAGCCATTCTCGGCGGCCATTGCGCGAGCTACCTTGTGCGACATCTCCAAGAGCACTTCGTCGGTAATGTAGATCTTGGCGGCCTGGCGACCAATCCGCATTCGCCCAGCGACGAAATCTAAATGGTCTGAGATGTCCTGCCTAGCAACGTCTTCAGGAACATCAAGTTCATGTAGTTCGCGCAGGTATTGGAGTAATAGCGCTGTCCGCTCGTTCAGCCACGGCGACCGTCGCGCTGCCATGGAAGCGACATTACTGGAGCGCAACCATTCGGGTAGCTAGATGACGAGTCTCGGTTCCAACCTGTTATCGGCGCCTCAGGCAACCACTTCGATACGTGGCAACTCCACTGCGTTCGCCGACAGAGCCCGGAAGGGATCGAGCCGACCAATCGCGTCATGTCTCCGATGATCAGGAACCTTGGTGTAAATGGCGGTTGTCGCCAGTGAGCGGTGCCGCAGGAGTGTCTGCACAAGGCGCACATCTGCACCATCATCGAGCAGGGTCGTGCCAAACCAATGCCGCAGGCTGTGAGGGGTCCCGGCCGTCCCGGCACGCCGCATGGCCTGCCCGATGATGTCGCTGACACCTTTGGAATGCACGTGCTGTCCCGGGCGGTTGCTGTTGGACGGGAACCACCACCCCCGTTCCGGCATCGTGTGGGCGGCCTCGACAAGTAGATGGTGCAGAGGCAGCGCGTCGCGCTTCCCTCCCTTGCCGGTCATGTAGACGACACGCTTGCCGAGGTCAAAGTCTTCACCCCGTACACGAGCGATTTCGCCGACTCGCATGCCTGCCAGGGCCGCCAGCAAGACCATGACACGGGTGCGGTGGTGCATCCGGCTCACCAGTAGCTTGACCAGACCATCGTCGGCGACAGGACGGGGCACCCGGTCGGGATACTTCGGTGCGCCGATCTTGACCATGGGGTTGTCGGCGCGGTAGTCCATCATCGTGAGCCAGGTGAACCACGCTCGTAGGTAACTGTGATAGGTCGCCGCCGTCGATGCTGACCAATCGTCGTCATGACTGGCCACCCATCGCATGATCTCGATTGCTTGCGCTGACGACGGGCTACACCCCGACTCTGTGGCGAAGAGTGCAATCACCCGGACGCGCTCATTGACGGTTACCCGCGATAGGCGTTTCGCCGTCTGCCACAACTCCCACTCCCCCAAGAGCGGGTGACACCCCGTTTCCATAGGTGCAACTAGATCATTCTGTGAGCCTGTCGAATGACCGGTTGTAGGCACAATCCGATCACGAATGGAAGTCGAGACAACTGGTACCAGATTTCCGAAATGGTTTGGCATGGAGTGAATCTCCTGGGTTCTCGTGCAGCGATCTGCGGACTCTTACGCCACCTTCCGCTCACGCTCGACTGGAGCCTGAGCGGCTGGCAGCTGACGAATCTGCGGATCTTTTGCGCAATCCTGCGGACTTATAATCCGCAGGTCCCAGGTTCGAGCCCTGGTGGGGGCACCAGCAGCACCACCGTCATCACCACCGCCGCCGGGCAGCTGATCGGCGCCGGTGGTGATGTACGTGAACGACAGTACCGCCGCACCGCACACTCGCTGGATTTCGTTGATCTTCCACTCAACCTTGCCGTTCATGCGGTCGTTGAGGGACTGCTGGGACATGCCGGCCATCGGAGCGAGCTGATTCTCCGATAGGCGCATCCCCGCCAATTTCTCACGCAGACGCCGACATACGGCCTCGTTCACCGTTACGTGGGGCGGGGCACTGTGCGACGACTGCGACGGCGCCCCAGAGATGTGCACGGCCGACGAATCCCCCGCGGATGACCTACGCGTGACCTACGCCGGAAGGCGCGGCGACGAGACTCACTCAGTCGCCACAACGGCGCGCATGGCCAAATGGCTGCACCGGCACGCGGCCAATATCGCGCTGCGCCCGCTGCGCGACAAGTTCCCCAACGCGTACGTCGGTGACCTCGTGCCCAACGGCAATCAGGCCTCGCGGTACTTGTATCGCAGCGCACGCACCGCG